CTTGCATATCCGGTAAAACGCATTAGGGGCGCACCGAACCCACCGGCCAGAAGGGCAAAAGCATGTATTAACATCTCTGGTGCTGCTAGGTACTTTGTTGCTTCTATCCATAAATCTTTCTCCCCGAGGCATTTAAATCCTTTAACCAGATCTGGGATGTTCTTGGCGAGTCCTGCTCCTTGTACTTTATCTCCGGGGCCGAATACAGATTCCCCAAGTACGAACCGGATATTGGTTTTGTCTTCTTCATCATCGCCGCGCCATCCCATCTGACAGAACAGCATGGACATTTTCTGCTGGGTCCTTAGCCGCCTGATATAATTGTCCATGTATGCTCCCATTAATAACTTCTCCCTTTTTCCAATGATCTGGACGTGATGATCGTGTAGCTCAATCATGAACGCCTTGTTATCATTGGGGAGTGAGGATCGTACTGCCAATTCTCGTTCACCTTCAAATGGCATCATATGTTTAATGATAATTGTTTCATATCCCAGACTCTCATCGAAAGCAATCTGATCTACCCAGATGTCCCATGGGTAAACCAGTGTGGTGCCATCCTCATCTTCATACATGAGCCCGTCTTTCGTGCGTTTGAATCCTACCGGGCACCACTTGCCCTCTTCAGACATCGCTTTGTTATATCCGAGGGCAATAGGTGAATGTAGCTTCTGGGCATGAGCGCAGCCGACGCAGCCTTGGGGGTTCACCATGCCAAACATATGACATGTAGTTGGAGGTGTGTGAATTTGCAGGTCTTTCGCTTCGGTCTGTTCGTAGGAATATTCTGGATGACCACTAGACCACAGATGCTGAATCTCTGGAGCTTCTTCTGTGTAGTGCAATAGGCAAAGAGCAGCATACCAGAATGGTTCAGGTACATTACCCTTGGTGTCCCTGATGATCTTGATCTGGTTACACTTCTCAGCAATGACTGCAGCACTACTTGCAGGGCCAGTAGAAATACCACTCAGGAACTCATCATATGCTGTCTGCTTCTTCGGGATCTTCAGAACAGCAGTATCTACTTTTACTATCTTCGCTGCTGCACTGAGGGCATCTGTGAAGGTTGCGAAGGGAATTGGCTCGGCGTCTTTGATGATGACGACAGGTTTCTCAGTTCCATTCTTTCTGTTGGTTGTTCCCGGAGGACGCAGAATACTGGCAGAGTCAGATGTCCGGGCTGGGTCAGCCGTGAAGTCATAGGCTATAAGTGTGTCTTTAAGCAGTCGCGCAACTCCACGCCATTGCGCTTCTGGGATTTCTTCATTCAGGAACCAGTGTGCATATAGGCCATTACCAGAACGGACGACACAGGGGAATGGGAGATTGGTCTGAGCTACCATTTGCGAGATCGCTTCACATCCAGCGGTCTGATCGGCGTATGGTTTACCGGGGCCGCAGTCGATATCCAGCCAGAACGATTTCACCAGATGAACATTGGCCTGTGATCTACGTTTCTTCCGATCAGTCTTCAGTGCATCTTTCGGCAGATTGGAATTAAACAATGTGGCTGCAGCAATCTTCTCTTCGGAGTAAGTCGCCTGTGCCATATATACTGTATGCCCCTGAGCATCAAGAGCCATTGCATTTGCAATTGCATCATCCAAGGACTCAAAAAATCTTTGCTGTAAACCTCTCGTCCCTACATGAACCACGCATATCAAACCTTGCAAGGGAAAAACCTTTTCAAAAAAATTCATATAGACCCCAATATATTATTCAGTATGAGTCTTTATATTAGTCTCAGTTCTGATATTGTGTCAACTGTTTTATGCAATCTTAACTATTTCTAACAGCATTTGCATACGTTCCTTCGGTGGGGTATCCACTGGTAGTGGTAATTTGCGCGCATCTATTGCGCGAATCACTTTCTTCATCTGGTGCAATGCGAAGTCAGCCTGAACCTGTACTCTTGGGACTCTTCCATTCCTCCAGTGGTACAACGTATTCCTTGTTACTCGCATAACAGTTGCGGCCTCAGCGAAAGTTATTCTCGAAGCGACGATGGCGAACTCAATTGTTTCTATAGCGGTTGACATATAAACTCCTATGACTCCGATACGGGAATTCCCGTATCGAGGCCATTTCGGTTAATTACAGCCCGAGCAGGGCAGAGAGTGCGTCATCAGTCGGCATACTAGCTGCAGTTGTGGGTGTCGATGCGCCGAACCCCATGGCCACCGTAGCATCAAGAGCAGGTTCCTGTACTACAGCCCGAATTGGAATCTCTGCTGTCGCAGGAGCGAGGTCAGCTTTTTTCCTGTTGGATTTCGGAGTCGCCATAGGAGTAGCAGGAGCATCAAAGCTACCGAACGCAGGAGCAGGAGTCGCCACAGGAGCAAGAGTCGCCACAGGAGCAAGAGTCGCCACAGGAGCAAGAGTCTGAGCAATCTGCTGTTGTTGTTGTTGCGGTGCTGCTATCTTGACGTTCACGATATCACGAACTTCTTGACTATCGATGACATCATATACATAGGCTAGTTCAGCCTCGGGCAGCAGACCGGCAAACTCGAATGTCAGTTTTGGGTATGAACATTTGATATCAAATCCGATAGTGGTGATCGCTTCAGCCAGATGGATACCACGACCCTTCAGGCTGGCTACATACTTGGCGAAACCACCGAGGGAAGCAGGAGGAATACTGAACTGAAAGATGCCATCTCTACTACCGGGAGTAACTGCAATTTTTTTGAAATCACGGCATGCTTTACCGTCAGTGGCATTACCCTGAGCATCCCGACCTGTACCAAACTGATTCTTCGGACAACCGGCACAAGCATTGGCTTGCTTCAATTCAGCTGAAGAATCAGGTGTAATGCCATCTCGTGAAAAGCAATCAGGTTTTACAGGTTCGTCGCCGGGAGTAAATGCTTTGATATAGAATACTTTGTCCAGCGTGGCTTTACCACGGACAATTACAAGGCCAATGCTTGTTCTATCGAGGGCATGTTCTTCACCATCCTTGGATACGATGAAGCGAGTCCCACTCAGTTTGATCTGGGGAGGTGAACCGGCATACAATCCAGCAAGAGCATCTTCTTCCAGAGTTTCAAGGATACCACTGCATTGTGAACGAAGGGCAAGGACGTGGGCTGGCAATGTTGTTGGCAAATTTTCGGACATTTTTTTATTTCTCCTTTTGGTTAGTTCCCGCAGAACGGGGTTTCGCATTCATCTTTGCATGAGCAGAATTCACAATCTTTAGTATAGTATTCCATTATTTTTTCTCCTTTTAGTTGATTCCCACAGAATGGATAACCACATGTAATTTGGGGTAAAATATTTATCCTCTCCTTATTTGTACTACTCGGGTTGATACATATTTGACACCGGGGGGTGCGGGGTTTGGCCGGGCTCCATGTGCATCCACTTCACCCATGATTTCTTGTACTGCTGTTTTATTTACTGACTTGTTGAGTAGTTCCTCCTTTCCCGTTTCTTTGATGTAGTCTTTCAGTTTGTCAAAATCCTCAATGGTAACTGACTCATGCCGATGGAAAAACGCAGTACCCACCCCTTTGATCTTGGCATTCTGCATACCTTGGGCATCAAGGAGCGTCCCGATGTACTTCTCTCGGGCAACCTGAAAGGCAACAAGATCCTTAATGCTTTCCTTATAATCTTTTTCCATCTGGTCCAGAGCGAGTCGATCTTCCAGATACTTGGATACTACCGCTTCTAATGTTGGTGCCATGTTTAATTCCTCCGTTATCTATACTCAAATATAGGTATACCTGCTGAATTCTTATTACCGTAATACCGAAGTTTAATATCTAATCCAGCAATGGTATCCACTGGCGCGTTTGAGTTTGTAACCAGTATATTCAATGGGTGTATGAGCCTTATATATAGAACTCCAGTAGTCAAACAACTCTCTAGAACATCATGCACTACCTTAAACCAGCCATTTACTGAGGCAATTACTCTCATCTGCTTCCTCCGTTATTTATTACCTTACCAGCATGTATCGTAGTTGTCAATAATTTTTTATCATATCTAAAACAATTTGCTGCCACGTACATTTCCCATTCAATACATCGTAGGCTTTTCGTTCTTCCGGTATGGCTGAGATGTAGGCTATATCCATCTTCACCGTCTGCCCACCGCCATCAATACGGGCATTGGCTTGTTCATGCAATTCGTTCTTAGATACCGGGGCGTACCATATTATTAGAGACGCCTTAGTAAGTTCAAGTCCATGAGCCATGCAACCGGGGTGGGCGAGAATGATATGTGGTTCGGAATCATTCTGGAATGCACTGAATATTCTATTCCTCTTGGCAGCTGGAACCCCGCCATCAACGATTTCTACAGTCCAGCGTTTGCGCAATTCCCGAGCAAGGGCATCAAGTACTCCAGTAAACGGAACGAAAACCAGTACCTTTTCTTCATTCTCTTCAATCAGTTCTTCCAACACCTTTAACCGAGGGCCGAAGTCCAGTTCTGCTAAGGAGCCATCAACGCCATAGACAACACCACATGCTGTCTGTATGAGTTTGGACACCATGACCGCAGCATTCACTGCTGTCACCTGAGTCTCGCCCATCATAGTGACTGAATCTTTCTTCAGTCGATCATAGTGCTGCTTTTGGGTAACTGATAGTTCTGCTTGACGTTCAATAATCGTTGGTTCCATATCGGTTACGACAGTTCTGGAAAAACGAATGGCGGGAAATAAGATCCGTGCTACTGTATCAGCTGCATCATGCCGTGGCAACCAACGATATGGGCCATACTGCTGCATCGTCAACTCCCTGAACTTAGTGAATGATCCACCGAAGTTTTCTGGCTTGATAAGTTTGGCCTGACCATATGCATCTGTCGGTGCGTTTGGGGTCGGTGTTCCTGTCAGCCCCCATACCCAATGATCTGGACGAATTAGAGTCTTCATACATCCATACCGTGTCAATTTATCGCTACCTGTACGCATCTGAGAGTTCCTATAGATCGCTACCTCGTCAATAATTATATGGTTGATATCTTTTCTTTCCTGCAATTCTTTGAGAATAACTTCTATTCCATCGTGATTGATGATATAATAATCGGCTTCGGAATTTAATAAGTCCTTCCGTTTTGCAGCACTGCCATATAGTACTTTAAACTTAGAACCGTGATAGTCAATAAAAAGAGTATCACCCCATACCCGTTCTAGTGTAGATAAAGGTGCAGCGATTAATGTTTTGTGGATCATCTTTTGTTTACGCAAGAAGTCTGCAGCCCATAGAACTGAATTGGTTTTCCTTGTGCGCATGGCATTAAGGATGAACGCCCGTTTGTTTAATGTGGCAAACTCCGCAGTGTCTACCTGATACCATTGTGGCTGTCGCCCCGGACGTATAGGCCAATCATAGTTGAATCTTATAGGACTCTGCGCTTCATATCCCATGTTGCGTAAGAGTAGAGCGTTCTCTATATTCGCAGGTACTGCTCCGAAATTATCGGCGTACTTGTGCTGTGGAAAGATCGACATCACATACTCTAATGCTTGGAATACAAAGTATCCGTTGATTATTCGAACTGGATACATCGTTCCTCCGCTATTTTTAGTAACTCAGGTAGGATTTATACCTACTATTCATAGGATAGGCGCGTTTGTGATGTCGCCTCGTTTTACGTCTTGTCCGCCAGCTTATCATACCCATTTGGCTAGTCTTGTCCGCATCGTATCACTACACCGAACAAGTTCTCCTATGACGGATTCTCCCCTACGTGGGGCCGCTGAGCTATTTATCTTCGTCACTACCTAAACATCCACCACAATGCTCTGGTACTTGCTTACCTGTTACAATGCAAATCATTTGGTTCCCCTAAATATCCAACATACGAATAGAACAAAGCAGATAATTTCCCAGTGCATTAAAAATACTTTAAACCCTACATCCCACATATTAGCCTCTTTTTTTCATGGCCATCCAGACCCAGAAACAATCAGCTATGGCCATAAAGATATTGCATCCAAGACTAAACCACTGTTCAAGTTTATAATAGTATATTATACTCCAGAATGTCCAGAGTGTCATGAAAATTGTGGAAGAAACAAAGATACCTTTTACCTGTTGATCCCTCCATAGTTTGAAAGCATTAGCCCATGCATAGCTTGCACCACCAAAGACAAACAGCCCATTGATGGTGTCAATATCAAGCATGGTCTTCCATCAGATCGGGAATCATACTGATCCCTTCTTCCCGAGGAACATGGATGAAGCCAACGAACAGACCATTCTTGGTAAAGTAGATACCATCCTTTTTGGGTGTATCTGGGAACATCAGATTGTCCATGCGTATCTGTTTGTCTATAATGCTCTTGGTAAATACTTCGGGGCTGTTGGTGATAGTATCCACCCCGAGCTGGGCGAGTTTGGCAACGATAGCATCAGCCACAAATTTTGAAATGTCTGCATGTAACTTTTCATTTTTCTCAATTATAGACATAAATATTTTCTCCTTTTTCTGAATCTGCGTCGAATGAAAAATCGGCGATGTAAAAAGGTATCCCTGCTACTAATCCTTGGTATTCGAATACTACATTCATACGTTCTGGATATAGTGCAGAGCCATCTGAATTACATTTGATTATAAAGTTGCTCACTACTGGAGCATTGTTCTGCAATTTTGTTTTGATATAAGGAGGCGGTTCTTTGGCGTCGATCTTCATCTTTTTGGTGAACCCGAACATTACAAGAATTACTTCCACAGTTATAATCCTTTTCGCAGAGTTATGTTTAGTACTTCAATATCACATCTGTCCCGAACAACTACTGCCAGACCTCCAGAAATATGGATGGCATGGATTTGATGTTGTTGTAGTGGCGTTGGGTTATTGCCGGGAGTCTTTGTTTCAATGGCAAAGAACCTACCTTTATATTCCCCAAGGAAATCTGGGATGCCGTGAACCCCCATACCATTGGATACCGGCATGAAAAACCAACCTGTATTATTGGCTGTAGCTAATACTGCCTGACCTGCACTAATACATCCTAGCTCTTCCAACATCTCTTTAACCGCCTGTTTGACCTTCCTTTCGAGAATCATAGTTCTTTCCTTTCAGTGGTTTATACCAGTTGTTAGCAATGCAGAGTTACCCACGAATCTGGATGACCTGCGTATGCGTCTCTGTCAAAATGGTCTGTGAGTTTATCAACATCACCCTGATAATCAGATTTTTTGTGGTACACAGCTGACTCAACCCATCCAGCAATTTCATGGACTGAGTTGTCGCCGTGACTAACGCCGACCTGTGCATTTTTGGGCAGTTTTTGGAGTTGTTTTATTAACTGAGCTACTGTCATCCCGTGATCCTCCGAAAAAATTGCTAACCAGATAAATGCACCCGCCAAAAGCGAGCGGGTGATTTCCCGGCCCGTTAGATTACTCTGATTGCTTAGTTCTTGCTGACATCATTGCGGCTGCAATCAAATAAGAAGTGTTTGATACCTCTTCAAAATTTGAATACATATTATGACCTAATCTTTGCCAACCAATTTTATTTATGACTGTTGTTAATGCAGCCATCGCAAACTGATCGCGCAGACGTTCCAGTTTATATTTTTCGTGGTCTTGGTGACAGTCGAGTTGGAATTCATCGCCATCATGCCAACCCTGATCGTAAGCGGCTCTTGCCATCTGACTCCAATGGAATGAATCATCCTTGTACTCGTCCGACTCGGTAAATGATTCCAGCCATTCTGTAAATTTTGCATCAGACATAAAACTATCCTTTCGTAATCTAACCAGCTTATTCCAGCCTATTCAGGCTGAAACGCAATCGTTGTCAAAATCGTTCATTGCGGCATGGGGAGAATCCCCGAAACCAGCGACAGGCTACTGTACCCTTTGGCCGTTATATTTCTAATGCTACTTTGGCAATATGTTGCATTACCAGACTGACGTTGTTCCCTGCTATCAGCATGCGCTCTGAAACTATGTCCATTGGCTGAGTGTAAACAACGCCTTGGGCGATCTTTTGCAATGCCTCTTTAAGACGTTTATTTTCTGCTATCAGTTTCAGGAGAAGAGTTTCAATATCTGAATCTATATACTCGCGGCAAACACTTTCATTGCTCTCTACCTGTGCATCGTGGGCAACGGTGCAAATGGGACACAGCCACGAATGACCTCGCTCTGATAATTCAAATATACTGACCTCTCGCTTACACTTGGTGCATTTTTCTACAATTATAGACATGGCCACCCTCCTACGAAATATAATCATCATATGCATCAGCCAGAAATATGCTGGTGCTACTCAAGCCGTTATTTTGAAAGTTTCAAAAATACTATAACCGTAAGTACAAATATAATTGCTATGGGCAGCATTACAACTAGTAAGTAAAATAATTCTAAAGACATAAAACCACCTCCTTCCAAGGCGCAAGTGAAACAATTGTTTATCTAAACCACTTGCTATCCCTTTCTGACTTTGCTTAAAGCTAATAAATATAACTTTTCATTCAATTCTTCTTCATATAACAATAGATTAATTTGATCTAGGTTTATTGGTTCATACGTTTTTGTCTTATAAATTATCTTTTCTTGCATCCTATAACAATCAGCGCAATATTCATCTCTGGGTTTGGCGAACATAACGAACTCCCTAATTCCATGGGTTATCAAAAACTATTAATAAATATTAACCAATTTATACTAGTAATACATTTTTTTCTCCTTCTATATATTTGGAAAACGTAGGGCATTGAAATCCTGTGTCTGCACAATAAGCAAATATTGCCTCCAGACATTCAAGACACGGGGGACTATTTACTGTATACATTGCAACACACCATGCATGCAGTTCTTCCATCTCTACAGCATTATAAGTAAACTCCGTTGCTGTTATTTTCTTCAAGATGCGCGATTGAGTGCGCTCGGTAATTAACATTCTCTTTTACCATTATGTACGCAGGTCATGACATCGCAATATTTCTTACAGAGTCCAGAAGTCTTGGCCATCCAAAGTTGATGATCCCATGCTTCTCGGCATCTGGCAATACGTCCGAGCAGAGTCTTTATCGCTGGCAATAGATCTGCTCTTGTTAGGGTAATAGGCGCAGATACATTGCCATTCTTCAACCAGATATATCTGGAGATAAAAGTGTGGACATCTCTCCGGGCTAATGCCAAGAAGATGCAGAAGATTTCCAACTGGTCGTCATCTTTCTTCTCTTTACCAGTTTTCCAATCATATATCTTGGCTACTCCATCCTTGATAATCGCTACGTCCAATTTGGCTCGACCCCATGCATCTGGAGCGAACCAACCTGTCATTTGCATTCCTTCGTTAATACACAATTCCTGTTCGATCAGTAGTTCTCCGCCCTCAGATGCAGCGATAATAGCGTCTGCAAATTTTGTATAATCAGTGATCCGATCAATCCGAACTTTGGACTTTAGATAATTCTCCAACCCAATATGCACTACATTGCCATCTTTAATCTCTGGGGTTTCCATGAATTTGATTGTCTTGTAATATCTCTGTTCAGCAAAGGACAATGGGCAAGTTTCAAAATTAACCAGTGAAGTATAAGACCATGAAAATTTAGGAGGTTTAAACCCCGGTACAACAGGAACGGATTGAATCTTTTCTTCGAGTATAACCGCAGGAACTGAATTCTCTGCATGTTTCTTTACAAATGCTTCAATATCAACCACCAATAATTCATCGATAGGTCCGGTCTGCTGAATGTTTGTATCGCTACATCTCGGCGGACGTGAGAGATGTTTAGTCTTTTGGAAGTAGTCCATTGCCACATCTGGAACCTTGTACTTACTACCCATTGCTTCTGCTTTCTGGATATCTTTCTGCCATGCAGACCATAGACTACGCATCCCGATTTCATCATGATAGTCAAAACGCCTATCAGGACCAGTATATAATATTCCAATAAGATTGCATAATGCCTCATTAGTAGTAAGTAATTTCGGAAATGGCATTTGGTGAATATATACCCATGTCCGAGGTACTTCTGGGGCAAACCCTTCAAATATAGTTGCCATTTATTTCCCCTTTAAATACTACCCTACTTCTTTTAATCCATGCTGTCAACAATTATTTTATATAACGCCTGTCCCATCCACCCTCTGATCCGAGGGGCAAGTCTGGAGCCCACGACGGGGCTTTAGACATTACCAATCCCATCTGCTCATACGTAGCTTTAGCCTCATTCTCAGGACAAACAGCCAAGATCTCATCATGCACTTGATGCACGACATGAATCCCCTCTTTGCGCATCCTGAGCATGTCGTCGGTGATAACGATTCGTGCCAACGCTTGTACGATATTCTCATCGACTTTTCCGCCGTACAACTTCTCCCTTTGTCCTTTCTTTCTATCCCGCAGGATACTGAACTCATTGTATTTTCCTTCTTTCTTGGTCCTCAGTTCGACGTACCGCATTATCATGCCGTTAGGCAATCGCAATCCTTCTGCACAAGTTTCGATGATGCCGCCATTCCCGAACTTCCAGCCATAATCCCCGGCCAGTATATGTCCGAGTGCTTCCTGACAGGTCTTCCAGAACTGAATCAACATGGGATTGTTATCCCGGAAGGTCTTGATTATTCTCTCTGCATTCGCGCAGTGCGTGGCATGGATAGGATATGGAATGTTCGGTGGCATTGACTCGTCCACATATTTTCTATGCCGTTCAAGGAACTGCTCTGGATATACGCCCAGTGCCTGAGAGATCTCTTCTCCGAGGATCAAACCCTTCTCACCCAACATGCCTATTCGTAACATGCCTTGGAACTTCTTCCAGCCGAGCCCGTACCCGCAACCGAGGACCGTAGTTTTTCCAAGAAATCTTTCCCGAGGATGTTCTTTCTTTATAATAGGCCGACCGAATATAGTCGAGGCCATCTTACAATAGGTATCCTCCCCCCGGCGATAGGTATCGACCATGCTCTGCTGTTCAGCTATCCAGAAGTTTACCCGCGCTTCGATCTGCGACAAGTCGCGTACCACTATGACGTGGCCGGGAGGTGCCATAATCGCACGTCTGAGTGCTGAGATACCTGTACCGTCACAACGATCACACTTCATGAATAGTCCTTGTCTCTGTCAGTGTTTTTTTGTGCTCTTCTACGTATTCTTTATTCTGAATCTCACGGTTAATATACCCGATTGCTGCGTCCTTTGAATAAAAACTTATTGGGCCAATTACATTGCGCATCACACACCACCATGGCCAAAACGAATACCGTCGTTCAATCTGAAAATAACGATCAAGTGCAACCGTTGATCTTTTTACAATCTCAATCACTCTGTATTTCATAGCACCTCTCCATTTCCATCGCAGTAACTACACTTCTTGGTTAAGTTCTGAGCATTCGATTTATCCCCGCCACCAAGCCGTCCGGTATGGGCAGCATAGGCTTTCAGGTAGATGGGGAAGGTTCCTCGTTCTGCTATGCCTATGAACCGCTGGGATCGTGTCTGTTTGATAGTACTCTTAATTCCGAACCGCGCTTCCATAAGCGCACTTATCAGCACGTCTTCACTCGCGGCCAGTTCCTTGGCAGCTTCGTCGTTCTTAGCCAGAGCATAGGCCCATGACTTCATACCGTCCGGGAGAAGTCCAACAGGTTCCTCACCGGGGTCTTCGTCTGGATGTGCCTTACGCCATGCTGGACTGATCTTCTTCGGCGGGTCTACCCCGCACTCTAGCAACAATGCAGCGAACTGAGGATTCGAGGATATGACAGACCGATCAACATTCAGTTTCTCCATGAGTCTACGCTTCTCTTCGATCTCATCATCCCGCATAAGAATAAGTAGATCTCGATCTAATTCGACCATTGGTTCTGTAAACAGTCGAGTAATCATATCGTTAAGTTGTAACTCGGAAAGAGGATAACCAACCTTCATGATGTCGAACGCTTCTCTTGTCCTCTCTGTGTCATTTACGCAGTATGACCCATACCGAGCTAACTCCTGCGGGGAGAAATCCCTGTAGTGCTTACCTCTCGCGTTCTCAACCTCAGTTCCTTTAGCTCCTATTCCCAGAACCTCGCACATATTTTTTAACGATGCGCGTTCTGCAGGAAATAGAGCCCGGAACATCGGGAGCGTGTCGAGAATAAAAGCAGGGCGATATCCATATATCCAGTTAAGAATCGCCATGTCAAAATGTGAATGATGACTAATCACCGCAGTCTCATGCCACGGTATCTTGGCTAGTACCGACCAGACCTGTGGACCCGGAACCCAGAAGCATGGATTCTCATCCATCTTGAAGCTACACATGATGATTTCAAATCTTGGGTCCCGGATATATTCCTCGTTCGTCATTGAACTGAGAGTGTATCCAGTTCCATAAAATGTTTCAAAGTCCATGGTTAAGAGTCGCATTATATTACCATGAGAAATTCATCTTCGTCCACTATATAAATAGGTAGGCCGTTGAACTCAGCGCGGCCAGATCGCGTATGCCCTGCCCATTTTTCCCGGAGATCCAGCCTAACCTCTACTCGAAGCCGATCAAAGTTATCACGGCCAAGATATATGGCTTCTGGCTGTTTTTCGTGAACCATTACTGAGACATAAAATGCTTTCATGATATCATTGGATTGCATTACTCTGCCTCCTGACTCATTCTGAAATAGATGTCAGCGTTTGGCCCTTCGAATGAATTGCTAGTATAAATATAATCTCCGGTCAAACCATTGACCATAACCAGTGCAAGAGAATACAGCAATGCAAACCGCCCATTATTCAGTGCTTCATCCCGCAAAATAGTGCTGATTTTTTCGTACTCATTCATATCTTTCTCCTTTAAACAACTCGTGGAATCTCAATGATATTAGCTTTTTCTCTCATTGCAATATGCCGTCGCCGTTCTGAAACAATAAGCTCTTCACAACGCTGGATAGTATTGGCAAACCTCGGGCCCCAATCAGCAGTACAATGTATTCCAAGAAGTTCACACTTGACTGCACTAATGAGATCATCCATTACTTTTAATTCAGTTGAGGTCATAGGAATAACCTCCCTAATACTGTTTGAAAGAATATCATGCACGCTTGAACAAGTAAACACCAAAGTGCCACTAGCCCTATGCCATAGACTATACCACATAAAAAACTAAATCTTCTTGTCTTTAATTTTTCTCGCCCAATCATTATTCCCACCTCGCTATAATATCTGCTGCATTTACAAAAAGAAACTTTCGAGGATTGCTCAGTATTTCAAGTATTTCAAATACATCAAGCATACAGATTCCTTTCTTGCTCTTAATATATTGCCGTTCTATGTTCAATTCAATTCCCAACATTCCAAGTTCAGCCCGAATAGATGCGATCTTATTAAATGTGTACCCATAATCATGGAGATCCTTATATGTCAAGAATCCTTGGGTAATCATCTTGGATTTGATCCGTACATATTTCCGAGCAGTTGGATATGATACCCCTCGTTCTACAGCCATCAATTGTACAGGCCCCGGATTAGCGATGAATTTATCCGCCCGAGTTTTTCTTACAGTACTGATTCCTGCACTCTTTAGCCAAAGATACAGCATAGTTCGGGAAATTCCCAGTGTTGCACATATCTCATGTACCGTGGCATATAATTTTGATCCGGGAAGAGCCTTATACATATTAAGTGCTGTTTCTCTAGTTGACATCAGCATTTCATTATTGTACTTTTTCATCAAATACTCCATAAGTAAATGTAATTTGCTGTTCCTCATAAAATTCTTTGAGATCCTTCAGAAGTTCACCCGAGGATACAAAATCATTTCCCTCACAAAGTAAAGCTCCATAAAAATCAAGTACAAACTTTGCCCGTTCCGCCTTGTTCTGAAACTTTGCTGGAATTCCAGCAACAAGCTTGTCATCGCTCATTTCTTTTCCTCCCAGACGCATATATCTGTACTTTTCATGCAAGATATACAGCGTTGCCAGTTCTTATCCATAAAATGTTTGCAATTAATGCAAAGCCAGCAAGGCTGATGATATTTTTCGCACTCTTTGCATTTCATAATTTACGCTCCTTAAAGTTACAAGCCCCAAGCATAGACATACATTCTTTACAAATAGAAGAATAATATGCCTCGACTCTATGTTCACATATTATACATGCTCGACATCCAACAAAGTTTGGACAGTCTTCACATCTCATTGTACGCCTCCTTCTTGAAACCGACATTCGCCGTCGTTGGAACTGCAATCATCACAGATGTCTGATCCTTCCCATCTACACCACATACATTTTTTGCATGTTATTATATGTTTACAGTTTGTGCAATTCATTTTTTATTGTCCTTTCCATTGTTCGTTTTTGAAAATCATAATCTTGTATTTCTATGATCCACTCTTGACTGTTGGGGCGTAGATTCTGTCGTCTAAGACGCTCTTCAAATTTATTCCTGAGCCTGTCCATATTGTCTCCGTACCAGTGCCAGAAGTATCTCGTCTGCTGCCCATTGGCGCATATTTTTAGGATAGTGGGCATAGGCTATAGCCCTAATACAGACATTAATACCACTACTACTCTTCCATCGGTTTTAATAAATGCGATCAGCATATTCTTGGATCTTATTCCTGAGCATACTTTACTCCTTTACACTTAATGAGAGGTTCGGCAACTCCTGATATTACCTCAGCAGTTATGACGACTTGGCTAATATTGGATTGCGGAATTTCATACATGATATTCAGCATGGTATGTTCTAGTATTGCTCTTAGCCCTCTAGCCCCGGTATTGTACTTAATTGCTTTCCGGGCTATAGCTTCCAGTGCTTCATCCCGGAAAATAAGTTCCACGCTTGATAAGGCGAATAATTTGCTATATTGTTTAACCAATGCGTTCTTCGGGTCTTTCAATATCTGGACAAGTGTAGCCTCTTCAAGTTCATTCAGGATAGCAAGTATAGGCAATCTACCGATAAACTCCGGGATAAGTCCGAATGTACGCAAGTCGTTTGGTGTAACCTCACTTAAAAATTCATTACCTTTTTTACTATTCTTCGCAGTTACTATATTAGAAAATCCTATCCGCTTAATGTTCATTCTTTGCTGAATAATATCTTCAATCTTGGCAAAGGCCCCACCACATATGCAAAGGATATTCTTGGTATCCATTTTGACAGTCTGCTTATCTGCGAATTTCAGACCTCGCTGCAATGGGACATTGGCTATTGTTCCTTCAATGATCTTTAACAGTGCCTGTTGTACACCCTCGCCCGATACATCCCTTGATGTGGATGTTACGTCCCGCTGAGCGATCTTGTCGATCTCATCGATATACACGATCCCGCGCTGGGCTTCGTCTATATTGCCATCTGCTGAAGCCAATAGTTTCGTAAGGATACTTTCTACATCCTCGCCAACATATCCTGCTTGAGTCAATGAGGTTGCATCAGCCATTGCAAATGGAACCTTTAGTGTCTGGGCCAATGTCTGGGCCAAAAGAGTTTTACCTGATCCAGTTGGGCCAAGAAGGAGGATATTACTTTTTTGCATCTCAACTTCATCCGGGTCTGCGATTGTATCAATACGCCTATAATGATTATATACTGCGACTGATAGAATCTTCTTAGCTTTATCCTGCCCCACTACATATTTATCCAGTACCGCTTTTATCTCGCGGGGGGATGGTAGTTCATTTTCGCTAAGGATTTCCGGTTCCATTTGCTATCGCCCTTTCTTTATATTCTATCCAGCTTATCTTGAAGTTTTTCCCTAAGTGCATCGTCCTTAATCAACCGTATTACCATTTGTGCTTTCCTTCGGTCACGCTCAAGCGGATATGTATATTTCATAATATTCATTATTGCGACCGCTATGCGTCCCAAACGATTATCCATTTGGCTCGACATTTAATACCCCCTACGCTGCTTGGATGCCTGACGTGCTGTGCAATTATGTTCTCTTGCATATTCTGCGTTTGTCTGCCGGTTTTCTTCGACCAGCCGGAAGTTGTTATGCCCTGCCCCTTTAATTACACTCCTGAGATGTGCTGGAAGGTCTGGACATGCTGATCTTTTTGTTCTATCATTTGGCGAAGTTCTCATTTTACTTCTCCTTTCTTTCAAGTTGTAGGAAAAATCGATCCAATTCTCGTCTGCCAAAATTCCGATCAGTATCAACCCATGCGGACTTCGCAGCATTGTCTCGTTCTGCCAGAAATTCTCTGACAAGTTCTTTTAATTCTGGTATTGTATAAATGCGTTCTTCCATTTCAAGCTCCTTCGCTGCTGCTACTATGGCTCGCCCTACCATAAGGACACCTTGGATGTCATTATCTAGTACTTCCCCACACCAGATATCCTGTTTCTCCAATTCAACCATTGTGTTCTCAAGTGCATTTACTAGAAGCTGTACCACTTCGCTTGTCTTCATTCATTACCTCGTTTGTTTTAATAATTTTACTATACAGTGTCCAAATGCCGAGTGTCAACAACTTTCTTTTGTCTCTCTCTTTTTGCCGGTATCCCTGCCAACGTCTGATATTTATAAACAGCGGCTTTTGATATTCCAAGCTCTTGATGCATCTGTTCTGCCGATTTTACCCCTCCGAATGCTGCTACATAATCTCGGGCGAACTGATTTGGCTTACTACCAGCCTTATTCATGGATACCGGAACATCTATTTTACCACTTATCTTCCTAACCCAATATCTAACTACCTGATATGACTTCCCACAACTTAATATCATTTCATCAATTGTTATCCCTTCTGGCGGAGGTATACCGTGTTCTATATAATCGTGGTACAATTTCCGGTTCTGTTCAATCAGGTTGTATATATCAGCTACCGAACGCCCTTCTTTTATCTTGCCTAATACCCATAGCCTAAATTCTCTAAACTTTACACTCACCCGGCGGCTGCATGGACGTATAACGATTCTTTCTTCTAGGACTTCTACTTCAACCTGTATTGGCTTATATTTTCTAAGTTGGTACTTTTGGTCATAAAGATCTCGTTCTTCATCATTCATGCAATCATCTGGATCATAGCTGGACATTACAGTTCCTTAATTATTTAAAATAATATAACAGCAAAAAAGCTAAGTTCTATTAGGAATTATCCGCATTTATAGGGTTGAAAATAATATTAATAGAGGTATCATTTAGTTATAACGCCTGTCAAGTTCGCACATGTCAAATTCACCCGCGACAAGTTCGCGTCTGACAAGTCCGCGTCTGACAAGTTCGCGCGTGTCAAGTCCGCATATGACAAGTCCGCGCCTGCAAAGTTCGCGTCTGTGAAGTTCGCGCCTGTCAAGTTCGCACATGTCAAATTCACCCGCGACAAGTTCGCGTCTGTGAAGTTCACGTGCGATAAGTTCGCATATGACAAGTCCGCATATGACAAGTTCGCGTCTGTCAAATTCACCCGCGACAAGTTCGCGTCTCTCAAGTTCGCGCCTGTCAAGATCGCGTCTCTCAAGATCGCGCCTGTCAAGTTCGCGTCTCTCAAGTTCGCGCATGTCAAGTTCGCGCCTGTCAAGTTCGCGCCTGTCAAATTCACCCGCGACAAGTTCGCGTCTGTGAAGTTCACGTGCGATAAGTTCGCATATGACAAGTCCGCATATGACAAGTTCGCGTCTGTCAAGTTCGCGCCTGTCAAGTTCGCGTCTCTCAAGTTCGCGTCTGTCAAGTTCGCGTCTGTCAAGTTCGCGTCTCTCAAGTTCGCGTCTGTCAAGTTCGCGTCTGTCAAGTTCGCGTCTGTCAAGTTCGCGCCCGAAAAGTCCGCGCATTTACCTTCTGGATTACCTTCGAGCCATAGTTTGTGCAGTCGTAATACTTCTTTCAATTCTTCAGGTTTCATTTTAAGCTCCTTTTCTCTCTTTAAAGAAAGATCTTTTATTTATGCCGTTTTTCCATCAACTTTAATAATGCCCAAACTATTATCACAAAAATAAATAGCCCCATTTATCCCTCCTGTAAGACCTTGATGCATTGCTCGATCGCTTCGGGATGATCCCGCAGTTCCTTACCGACCTGATGTAGTGCATCTATGGCAGAGGCCATTTCTGTTTGCATTACAGCCAGCTTTTTCTTTTCTGCTTCAGCTCTTTGCTCATAAACCAATGTTACATTCTCCATCCACATAACCTTCTCCTTTCTCAATCTCCATAATTTCTCATGAGACTCCATTTTAAATCCCTTTATTTTTTAAGTAGTCTATCTGCTCCGCCACACTCGTCAAAACGCCTAAACGCTCGGATATATTTTATCTGTTCAGCCGTAGGATTTATTCCTGCAACTGCGAACGCATGAAACAATAATTGCGCTGCTATTTGATTATCCACTTTTACATTTACGCTACTACACCTTAAAGGCCATGCAGCATAATCTAAGTTCGCGTCTGACAAGTTCGCGCCTGTCAAGTCCGCGCCTGTCAAGTCCGCGTTTGTCAAGTTCGCGCCCGAAAAGTCCGCATATGACAAGTTCGCGCCTGTCAAGATCGCGTCTCTCAAGATCGCGCCTGTCAAGATCGCGCCTGTCAAGTCCGCGTTTGTCAAGTTCGCGCCCGAAAAGTCCGCATATGACAAGTTCGCGTCTGACAAGTCCGCGTCTGACAAGATCGCGCCCGAAAAGTCCGCATATGCCAAGTCCGCATATGCCAAGTCCGCATATGCCAAGTCCGCGCCCGAAAAGTCCGCATATGACAAGTCTGCATATGACAAGTCTGCGCATTTACCTTCTGGATTACCTTCGAGCCATAGTTTGTGCAGTCGTAATACTTCTTTCAATTCTTCAAGTTTCATTTTAAGCTCCCCCTTTTACATTTACGCTACTACACCTTAAAGGCCATGCAGCATAATCTAAGTTCGCGCGTGTCAAGTTCGCGTTTGTCAAGTTCGCGCCTGTCAAGATCGCGCCCGAAAAGTCCGCATATGACAAGTTCACGTGCGATAAGTTCGCATATGACAAGTCCGCATATGACAAGTTCGCGTCTGTCAAGTTCGCGCCTGTCAAGTTCGCGCCTGTCAAGTCCGCGCGTGTCAAGTTCGCGTCTGTCAAGTTCGCGTCTCTCAAGTTCGCGTCTGTCAAGTTCGCGTCTGTCAAATTCACCCGCGACAAGATCGCGTCTCTCAAGTTCGCGCCTGTCAAGTTCGCGCCTGTCAAATTCACCCGCGACAAGATCGCGTCTCTCAAGATCGCGTCTCTCAAGTTCGCGCCTGTCAAATTCACCCGCGACAAGTTCGCGCCTGTCAAGTTCGCGCCTCTCAAGATCGCGCCCGAAAAGTCCGCGTCTGACAAGTCCGCGCCCGAAAAGTCCGCATATGACAAGTCTGCGCATTTACCTTCTGGATTACCTTCGAGCCATAGTTTGTGCAGTCGTAATACTTCTTTCAATTCTTCAAGTTTCATTTTAAGCTCCCCCTTTTAGCATTTACTTAATTCATGGTCAGCATAGAAATAACAATTGCCGTCAGAAAAAGTTATTGTATAATACCTACCAAAAAAATTGTGTATAACTACTCCTTTTTCGGTTAGATATGGATCGTCTGACTCATCATCAGGAGTGTCCACTACCACACATTCTCTAAGCTTAAACTTTACTGCTTTATCTATTGTTTTCATACTTCCCCCTTGGCCTGTAGTTCAAAATCATAATTATGGAATTTGCGTAGAATTGTAAAACTGTCAGGTTCGCATTTATAATCGTTGACTTTTTCACAACTCAGACATTCATCATCCGACAATTTACTTTTACATATAGGGCATCTCATTTTAAGCTCCCCCTTTTTTCCAGACGGCAATTTACAGTTTGCTTTTTCTATCTGCTCCTTTACATATTTGAAAGTTGATCCTAAATTGATTAGGTCGTTAAGTATTTTTTAAATTCCTTCGATGTAAACAATTCCCGTTCGTGCGGACAGACGACCAATGTATTTTCTACTCTCCTTTTACGACGACTTAATTTGGTCTGATTGGGTATAAACTCAGTGGTATTACTCGCTTGTACATCCATGATTTTCTCCTTTCTTCGTGTTGTTGATCCATTACCATCTCAGATTCTCAGTTCCGAGATGGTGTATAAATCAGCAATACTCTGCGGCTTCTTTAAAAGTTACGAAAAAGTGTATTCCGTGCGTACACTCAATTCTTATATCATCGTCGTATGAATACGAATGAACTACTGAGCCTTTAACATATTTGAAACTATTGATATAAGTGCTCTTCCCAATTATTGATTTTGATTTTGAATGATCTGTATTCCAGAATGTTATAACCTTGGCAAATTCAGCCCTACATTTTCGCCCAACGAGCGAACTTGTACGTTTTGCTCTTGCCGGTATCTCCAGTTCTACGATATCGCCGTTTGCCAGTTTTTTAAACGCTCGAAAACTCCCTACTTCTGGACATATCTGAAAATTCGGGAGCTTCGCGTCTCTCAAGTTCACCCGCGACAAGATCGCGTCTCTCAAGTTCGCGCCTGTCAAGTTCGCATATGACAAGTCCGCGTTTGTCAAGTTCGCGTCTGTCAAGTTCGCGCCTGTCAAGTTCGCGCGTGTCAAGTTCGCGTCTGTCAAGTTCGCGTCTCTCAAGTTCGCGTCTGTCAAGTTCGCGTCTGTCAAGTTCGCGTCTGTCAAATTCACCCGCGACAAGATCGCGTCTCTCAAGTTCGCGCCTGTCAAATTCACCCGCGACAAGTTCGCGCCTCTCAAGATCGCATATGACAAGTCCGCATATGCCAAGTCCGCGCCTGTCAAGTTCACGTGCGATAAGTTCGCATATGCCAAGTTCGCGTCTGTCAAGTTCACGTGCGATAAGTTCGCATATGCCAAGTTCGCGCCCGAAAAGTCCGCGCATTTACCTTCTGGATTACCTTCGAGCCATAGTTTGTGCAGTCGTAATACTTCTTTCAATTCTTCAGGTTTCATTTTAAGCTCCTTTTATTCTAATCTATTTGACGGCCAAGTCTCTTTATGTCCTGATTGCGATGCTATCAAAACCCATATGTATTCCTTTTCCTTCAAATTCTTATGGACTTTCCCTCCAACAAATTCCTCTATTACGCGCCCTACATATTCCGGGTTTCCCCGATCAGATGGGCAACGAACCAAATCCCCTTTTCTTAACTGTAACGCTTCTACAATGTTCATATCATCCTCCGATTAAAATGGTAGTTCTATCTGTTCTGGTATTTCACCCAATATAGGACGGTAAAAATCCAATGTACATCGCCCAGTCGTGAAAACATTATATCCTTTCCGAGTATGTTCAGCCCATGTTATCTCCAGCCGATGCATACCGGGTTTATGAATAATCATTGGGTCCATTGGATCCCCACTGCCACAATATTCATTGCTAATAACTATCGCGGTATGCATAAGTTCATTGCAAAATGTATCCCGATATACTGCTATGTCGCCTTTGCGCGGAATATCAACCTTTTCACTATGAGTTTCTAAAAGAGCGTTCATCTCCTTTGCCCCCCACCAAGCTAACTCATAGTCCCACCCCATGCTAAAAGCTGTAAACCCCCAACAATTATATCTACCATCTATATTTCCAGTTAAATACTCCAAATCTATTACGTTTAATACCTTATTGTTTAATGCTAAATCTTCAAGAGTAATATATATTTCAGCTTCATATTCTGCTAATCCCAGCATTATGACTTTATCTTTTGTGTTCATAATACACCTCGAATATTAAAAATGGTTAAAGTTTAGTGTTGCCTTATAACCGTTTTTTCCTTATCCTTAACTATAATCCTACGCCTATATTTTGGGTTTGTCAAACTTTTTATTAGTATTTGTAGACATATTATTTTTAAGTTTGTCTACGGTTACAATGAAAATGATGAAATTTACTTTACACTTTTTCGAGAGATACATGCATGTTTCCATATAATGAAGCACATTTTTACATCATTTCAGCGATACAAACATAGAAATTCAGGACGCCAAAATGAAAGTTTTTGGAACAAGATCGGGCAGCGTTACATGAGGACATTTTAGCCTTTTGCCTCGAAAGTGTAGCATAAACGACACATATTATGTCTACGAATACTAAAAGAATGCATAAATGTAAGTTTAGTGTAGGTTTTGTGTCAAAAATGTCATGTAACTTTGGTGCGATACATCGGTTATAGTTGAGTGTCCAAGTTACCTTAATATTTGGCCTTTTTGCGGGATTACTGGACAAGTATGTGTGGGACACTAAATGAAAATAATCGCTGGCTTTTGAAATCAGTGTATGTCCAGATGTCCATAAAGTCTCGCTTTCTTGTTGTATCGTCTAAAAAGTATGTAATTACAGCGATACATTTCCAAAACAAGAGACGTCTAAAAACGCTTGTTCATAGTATTTGTAGACATATTTTCGTGTATCGTATAAAAAAGTGTAAAGCAAATAATGCTGAATTCTACGAATAGTATGATTTAAGCGAATTTCCGTCTATATAATTTATTTTAAGTCATCATTTCAATTCATCGTTATTAAGAGTTACATATTGGAGAAGTAGATTCCATGGTATTCTGGACATTCTTATGTATATCGTGTATTGCGACTTTTTTCTTTTGAAAATGGCCTTTTTTGTAAGCTTTTTATAAACTACATATCACTTCACTTCACATTAAAATAGCAATAATGGCGTAGACTACAGTTATCAAAGAACTTTTTCTTATATTAAAATTACATTAAAACTTGACACTTTTTTGGGCGATACATTTTCGCTTGTAAATACTTGATATTGTTACGTTCACCTAAAGTACCTGATTCCATAAATACTAATACTTTTTGCTCATTAATTTGTATCAATATTAGAGTCTTTTTTGCTCTAATATTGAAGCCTACTAATGATTGTGTTTTTCTAATTTACCTGTTTTGGTTCGCAGTATCCTCTTTCAATTAAAGCCGCTGCCATTCGTCCATAACAGCCTTGTAAACTCCATGCAAGTCCTGAGTCAATTAAGTGCTGAAACAGTTCTATAGTTTCGGTATCGTCAAGTTCGCCCTCTTCCCATGCCATCATGGCCCCTAGTTTATCGTATGCCATTTGCGTCTCCTTTTAATATTTCATCTCTGAACAAACAAACTGACTGTCACAACCAATATTCTGAATCAGACAGCATTCCTGTTTATTAATGTGATTAATTAATTCGACGCAAGCAAGCACCGTTTGCGGATCGGCATCTACAATTTCAAAGATCACGCTTTTTTCTTGCTGTCCCTTCCAGTATCCTGTCACATGTATGACTGTAAAGCCATCAAACAGTTCTGCTACAATGTTTTCAGTTCCAAGTATATCCTCTGTTAAGATTCTTGTTAGCATGACGTGTGTCCTCCTGTTAGGTTGTTAGGCAGCATAAATCCTTCGCGGTTTAAAGACCAAATCAGAGTATTCCCGGCTTGACTTCATATATCTGATTGTTCCGTCTTCTAACGCTATCGCGTCTTCTCTTCTTGCTTCGTATCCAAATCCATCGAAGTATCCGCCCCATTCAGGGCTGTAAGCAATGATATCGTAGTATCTCATGTTATCCTCCTAACCTTTGTCTAAGGCGGCAAGTATAAATCTTGTTTCGTCGAATCGCGGATTATCCGCCGCAAATGCTTCTGCTAATGCCTCTATTACATTTTCAGGTGCTTCACTGTCACGTAATGTGTAAGCAATCAATTGATAATCTTTGCGTGTCATGGTCTTTCTCCTTTAAATTTTAGTCAATCTCAAACATATCACAGAATAATTCTATTTCTATCAGTGTTAACATGGCAATTAGTCCTTTTTAGTTCTTACATGAATAACAGCAACGTCAATTAGTTGTTTAGTCTCTTCTATTTCAAACAATATTGAAGAGGTGAAACAACTTCTTTTAATGCCGTCAATGCTAACATAACCTTCGAGACCATAACCGGACTGTTTAGGATTAGTTATTGTTCTATTGCCATGCAAAGTATATTCATTAACTACGCCGTATGTAAGGCCAATATCTTTCCACGTTGCGGTTGTAGCAAGCGCAGTATAACTTGTAATGATACTATAAGGTCCATAGTGTTTAGATGTACCGCGCTTTTCACCAGCTTCAATTGCATCGGCACCTAAAAATTTTATAGCATTTTCTAAACTAATTTTTGTTGATCCAGCACCGGCTTTTAATGTTAGTTTTTGATATTTCATAATAAACTCCTTTTAAATAGTATTTTAACCAACTAACCAAAGAGTAACTAGCTTTTCGTAAATTGGCCGTTCTTGTTCTTTCTCCTTTTAGCGTATTTGTTCAATCTTATTATTTGTTACATAATACCGATAGCGGTTAAAGCGTACAATTAATGAATCATGATTAGTAGTTGTAGCAAGGATTTGTACTTTATAGTGTTTGCATAGAGCTTGAACTGTAAATATATTGCGCTCATTTTTATATTCATTATAGAAAGATTCTAACTGTCTCATGGTCTTTCCTCCTTTGTTCGTTTGATTAAACTATACCAAAACATCGGGACATTGCAAGAAAATTCTTTCTTTTGATGTTTTATATATGTATAGAGGTAAAATCCGGTACTAAAAGGCCTAAGTATCCGGGATCATTACATAAAGGCAAAGGGGGGGCTACGAGGGGGGAGGGGAGTAGTGAAGTATAGGTTCGTACATACCAAAAGGCTTAGACCGAAGGATGTAACGCAAGATACGAAATTACAAAAAATTTTCACTATAAGGATGTATCGTAGTATCCATATAATATCTCTTGACATCCCCTTTCAAAACAGTTATCCTATAATCATATAAGGTTCGATACGACATTTACCCCCACAAAAGGAGAATCCCCATGTCAGAAAAACCCACCATATTTGTGATCGATACCAATATCATCTTGCATGATGCCCAATCTGTAATGACTTTCGGACCTCACACAGTTATAGTACCCATGGTTGTACTTGAAGAACTTGACCATTTCAAGAAGGAAATGAACGATCTTGGACGCAATTCAAGAGCATTCTCCCGCTTTATCGACGCGATGAGGGAAAAAGGTTCGCTTATTGATGGCATCCCTCTGCATGAACATGGTGGTATCCTCAGAGTAGATTTCTGTACCGATGAGTTTCTCTGCAAAGTACCCTCGGATATGGATCATAAGATGGCAGATACCCGGATTCTGGCAGTGGCTATAGAAAATAGTTACATATATCAGGATCAAGAGGTGGTTCTAATCACGCGAGATATGAATCTGCGGATCAAAGCAGACGTTGTTGGCATTCGGGCAGAGACATATGACACTAATACTGTATCAATGGACGAGATGTATACTGGAGTAATCAGATTACCTGAAGGTTTTAGACTCGGATTTTATCCTGTAGAGAATATATCTCCTAATGAATTTGTAATAGATGAATACGGAGTTATGTGTCGCTATGATGCCGAGGCTGATCTGTTCAATACAGTCCCAGACTCCGGAAAAATCTGTGATTTGGAGCCAAGAAACGACGAGCAGCGTATGGCTCTCGACATTTTGCTTGACGATAACATAAAATTGGTGACGCTGGTGGGCAAAGCAGGTACAGGGAAGACCCTTCTTGCTCTCGCTGCGGGGATCAAAGCTGTGACTGAGGACTTTACTTATAGAAAACTGCTGGTCGGGCGTCCGGTCTTTCAGATGGGGAAAGATATCGGGTTCCTGCCGGGAGATATCAGGGAGAAACTGGCACCGTACATGCAGCCGATCTATGATAACGTAGAATTTCTACTGTCGGGGTATCAGGTCGGGTCATCCCGGATCATGAAGCCACTGGAAACGAAAAAGAAACTGGGGAAATCCAAAGGAGACATCCCTGCAAATGATTCAGCGTGTATTGAAAAAGAGCGGGGGCAATTTGGTAATGCTTATATGGAGCTACTTGCTGCAGGGATAATGGAGATCGAGCCACTGACTTACATTCGTGGTCGGTCTATCCCGAATCAGTACCTGATAATTGATGAAGCACAGAACTTGACACCACATGAAGTTAAGACTATAATAACCAGAGCTGGGGAAGGAACCAAAATTATTTTAACTGGCGATCCTCAGCAAATTGATAATCCTTGGTTGGATGCATCGTCGAACGGTCTGACCTATGTAGTAGAGAGATTCAGGAATCAGAAGATTGCAGCACATATTACCCTAACAAAAGGCGAAAGATCTGAACTTGCTTCTATAGCTGCGGAGATTTTATAGGAGATCCGCCATGACAGCACATGATCAGATAAAAATAATGCGTAAGACATTCAGGATTATTATGCTCATGTGCATAATGATGGGATTGCCAGATCAACACAACAGATTAGGGAAACTACATGATGAAATAATGAAGGAGATTGAACGCCAAGAAACTCCCTTGTATTAACTTTCAAGGATTGATATGATTATCGCATGAATAGAGAACTCTTAGATCCATACGAAGACGGGTTCGATGACCTGTATGAAGATAGTCTGGAGCCTGAAAAGGCCCGGACTCTTTCTGCTCAATCGACTATAGATGGGGCATACAGGCAGGCCAAAGAGAATATGTCGCAGGAACTGGCACTGCGTCCCGAGCCAATACTGGGAGGGTGGAACCCCAGAATGGTCTTTGATGTAGCTCTGGGAGTAGAGGACGAAGACACGATCCGGGAAAGATATTTACTATCTGAGCCCGAGTTCGCTCGGATCGTTCAACAACCAGCATTCAGGCAGGAACTGCAGATCCATACCAAGACACTCAGGGAGTCAGGAGTCACGTTTGCAGTTAAGGCGAAACTGATTGCTGAAGAAACCCTCGAAGATATCTTTGGGCTCATAACGAACACGCATGTAGCTGCCAAGGATCGGATAACAGCATGGACAAAGGTAGCAGAATTTGCAGGACTGACACCACAGGTTTCAAAGGATACACAGTCCAACGCGAACCAAGTTAATATTCAGATCAACCTTTAAAGGAGAAATGATATGGCAGCTGGCGACGTTTATCAATTGGGAGTTTCAGCAGTAGCGCAGAATAACTATTTCAATATGCAGCCCGGAGCTGGGACTGAGATAGTGATCCATAATATTTCTCATAGCACCGATGCAGTTCTGGAGTTCTACGATGGGGCAACGGCGGTTACGGTAGACACTATAGCAGGAAATGGCTCATGGATGGGTGTGTTTCTCCATTGCACAAATACAAAATACTATCGCGTGAAAAATACCAATGCGGCGTCGAACAATATCTGTGCTGACGGCATATATACAAAATAAGGAGTAATCCATGCCATTAAAAATACTTGACTCCTTACAGGAGATGCAGACGAAATATAAGGGTATGCTCTTGACTCCCACCTTTACGGATAATGGGAACGGTACTATTACTATAGGAACATACAGCGTCAACATATATGATAACGCCACTAATGGTGGGGTGCCAAAAACATATCTTATACCGGGGGCAACGCTTACGCCTACGGATAATGCCCTGAGTTATATTGGAGCGTTATTTAATGGGGGTTCTCCAGCATTCCAGATAGTTACAGACCGAGCGTTATTCGAACTGGGAACGCATGTACCCATATTTACTGTATACCGAAATGGCATACACCTGCATGTAACCAACTGGGATTCACTAGGGGTCGCACTACCAGAGAAAATATTCTTCGCTGCGGCGAGTACGTATTTACGTTTCATCCGGGCGAATGGTCTTGACCTCAGTGAGTATGGTACTCGGAATGTAAAGACTCTCGCAGGTCGAGTATACGAGGCATTATCAGTACCTCTTGATCTGGATGAAGTAAATTCAGCGACGGATAATATAGTATTTTGCTATCATGTTGCAGGAGTATGGACAGAGAGTACAGTTACTCAATATAATAATACCCAGTATGATGATGGTACTGCACTGGTATCATTAGGAGCAGCTAAGTATGCAGTGAACTGGGTATATCGGGGCATCGAATCGCAGAAGGATATCTATATTACTCTGGGTACAGGGAACTATAATCTGGTTCAGGCTCAGGCAGCTCAACCGCCGACACATCCACCGCTTATCAGTTCACATGCGATGTTGGTGGGTAGAATTATAGTAGTACTGAATGGAGCCACGGCCACACAAATTGATAGTGTGTTTATTACTGCATTCTCGGCATCACCATCAACTGACCATGCCTCGTTATCCAATTTGGCCTACGCCACTTCAGGACATACGGGGTTTGTTCCGGTTGTGGGAACAACTATGACCGGCGCATTAATCGCGGATGAAAATACGGATTATACAACAGCGCAAATGCGGAATGTAATTGAATCAGTATCCGCCCCATCTGGGGGACAGAACGGCGATGTTTGGATTAAGTATAATGCATAGGAGTTAATCATGGCACGAATATTTATGGATGGTTTTGAGGATGGGTCTATTGGACTATGGGATTCTTCTAGTGCCCCTGTAATAACGTCGGGAATGGACGGAAATTATTGCTTACGATTGTATGGAGGAACGTACTGGGTTCAAAAAAATCTTCCAGCAGCAGGAGAATATTATTTTGCTTTTTGGTATAATAGCCAAGCAGATAACGGCGAACGGGTTTTAGAAGTACGAAGCGGGACTACTACCTTATGCTCATTATGGAGAACCAACAATAGTTCGGGAAACTTAAAAGCTTATAGCGGATATGGGTCTAGTTTGCTTGCTACCGGGACCGCGACTACTCCTACTTCTACAACTAGAAAAATAGGGGTTTACATAAAGATTGATGATTCGGCAGGTAGGTTCAAAGTAACTGTTGATGGTGCCACAGATATTGATTTTACGGGGGATACTAAACCCGGAACGGAAACAACTATGGATAATGTTGTTTTAGGTGCTAGATCGGGGGAACCTAATGCGAATTTCGACACCTTTATTGTGGACTCAACTACGATGCCTACTGGTACAAAAATTCAAGGTATTGCCATAACAGGGGCTGGAAATTCGACTCAGTATGATCCCAGTACAGGATCTAACTATGCGTGCGTCGATGAAATACCATATTCTGATACTGATTATGTAAGTACTAATACCGCAGATGAAATAGATACTTATATATTAGGGAATTTAACTGGGTCTGTTGGAGAGATCAAAGGGGTACAAGTCCAAGCTAGAGCTTTATATGAGGGCGCAGCGGCAGTAACAAAACTTGATCTTGTCATACGTACTAACTCCACTAATTACACTAGTACAGATAAATCACTTACCACATCTTACGTGGGATATACAAATATTTGGGAGCTTAATCCTAATGGCAGTGTAGTTTGGACAGAGAGTACGATAAATGATATAGAAATTGGCATAAAAGCAAAGGCGTAATATATGGCTGATCTACAAAAAATTTCTCAAGTCTATGCACAAGTAGAATGGGAAGATCCCAGAAGACAAAAAATTTCTCAAGTCTATACACAAGTAGAATATGGAATTGGGATGCTTGGAACTGGGGGGTGTTTATGCGGCGGTACGGGTTCAGCCTTTGGGACCGCAGCGTCGGCATCTTATTCAATCTCAGGTGCCGAGGGTGGTTTGATTGGAGGGTCTGGAGTAGTTGCTAAGGGTTTTATTGCGCTAGGTTCCGAAGGTGGTTTGGCCGGGGGATCAGCGGCGATTACTAAGAATTTTAATGGATCTATATCCGGCGCAGCAGGTGGACTAATTGGCGGAACCGGATCACCAATAGGATCATCAGGGCTTGTACTTAGGGTTAATATAGGCGGAGTATGGAAAACCGCGAATGCCGTGTATGTAAAAGTAGGCGGCGCATGGAAACAGGTAGCAACAATCTCGGTTAAGATAAATGGTGAATGGAAAACAACGGCATAATACCCTTGAATAAAATATGAAATAGGCGTTTAATAATACTATCTGAAATTATAAATAAAAGGAGAATATATCATGGCCTTAGTTCTTGCAGATGTAGGCGCAGTAATGCTGCTAAAAGCAGCTTTTCAAAATGTATGGCCAGCAGGGGGTAAAAATCTTACCTTGAAACTGTTTGCTACTGACGTAACCCCGGCAGATACTTCGACAGCTGGTTCCTTTACAGAGGCAGCAGGGGGCGGGTATGCAGCTATTACCCTAACAAATGGTACAGGCTGGGTAGAATCGCAGGTCGGTGGCATTGAACAGGTTGCCTATGCGCAGCAGACCTTTACGTTTACTGGGCCTCTAACTACAAACCCAGCAATATATGGGTACTATGTTGTGGATGCTGACGGAGTTCTGGTGTATGCAGAAAAGGCTGGTGCGACATTTACCCCAGCAAACAATGGTGATACATACAAGGTTACTCCGATTGTCCAGCTGTCCAAAGGTACTCCAACCTAATAAGTGGTACGGCATATTCATTGAGGATGAACAGCCTCCTTCGCAAGTTCGGAGGGGGCTGTTTATTTTATGGGGGAGCTATGGTTAAACGTCCATATTGGTTAAATTTATTAATTGGTATTGACGAGTTTATTGCCTGTTTATTCTACGTACCTGTAGGACAAACAATATCATCCTATGTTGGTATTAATTATCATGGGAAATGGCAGGAACGAGTAATCGATTGGATCATGTTTCACTTAACTGGGGAACGTGAACACTGTATTAATAATATCCAAAAGGAGTTTTTATGATTAAGAAATTAAGCACCCCGATATATAGCTATGTTAAAGGGGGAGCAGCAACGATATCTTGTACGTTGGATATATTAGCAGATGATAATGCTACAGTTTTGGCCACAACGGTACTGGGATATACTGCCAACCTTGATAGGGTAGACTTTAAAGAGCTGGTTATATCCGAACTAACACGACAGGCACAGGAATATATAGACCAACTAAAAGTGGTTGCAGGTCTGGTATATTCTCAGTTCGGTACTCCTGATTTTACCACGGCCATTGGTATGATACTGACCGAAACCGAAGCAAGGATAGAGGTGTAATATGGCGATAACATTAACAGAAACCCAAATTGTATGGTCCTCTGCAACGAGCGTTACTGTGTCAGCAGCAACGGCAGTGACATCGGATGCATTTTTGATTGATGCTACAACCATCGCGGCTTCAATACAGGTATCAGTAGATAATGCAGGAACAGCTGCAAGTGGAGATACAGCGACATTTCAGGTTGCGTATACAAACGGAGATATATTAGGGGACTCTGCTGATGACTATGATACCACAGAGCATGCAGCCCCTCTCATGATTATGGATACATATGCAACGAATACTCCGGGAGAAGATCCTGCTCGAAAGACGGCACCGATTGCTGTAGGTGTTAAAGGAGGCAAATTAATTGTTACCTGTCCACAGGCTGCAACTCGGAATATTGTTGTACGCGCAAGGTTAATAGAGAAGCGGAGCGCATAACGTGCTGATTCCTATCCGCAAAGACAGAACCGAAAAACCACCTTTAGGCACTCCCCTACGCTCCGATGGGCATTGGAGTGTTCAGGGATTAGTGGGTGCATGGGCGTTAAATGAGGGAGCTGGGGCGCTTGCATTCAACGCTGTGAATACTAAGAGGTCTACATTATCCAGCGGCTGTATTTGGGAACCCGAGGGGGTTAATACCAGATATGGAATAGGCGGAATTTTATTAGATACTCAACCTAATGTCAGTGCCGGTACTATTGTAGTCACTGCAACAGCAAATAATGACACAAGTGTCTCGGAGTTTGCGTTTGGATCAGCATCCAGTAACCGTAGATATATAATACGGGGGCAAGGCAGCTATATTATACAATTTAGGTGTGGTAGTGGTGCTTATTTCGGGACTATTCCTACTATATCAGGTGGTATATTTACCTCAGTAGCATTATGGTCGAATAATGGGGCTAATAGCAGCCTTTATACTAATGGGGTATTCAGTGGGAGTGCCACCCAGACGGCAAACACAACGCCATGCGCTGATGCAACTATTGGAATTGTAAATTTATCCGCATCTCAATGGAAAGAAGTCATACATTTAACCCTGATGTATGGTCTACAGCTATCACCGGAACAGGCAATAAGTATTTCTACTAACCCATACCAAATCTATGAGCCCGAAATCATATGGGTAGTCGTAGGATCTACGGGATCTTATTCAATCTCAGGGACTGAGGGTGGAGTAGTCGGTGGGACTGCGACTATTACCAACCAAGCGATTGTCTTCTTAGATGAACGGGGTCGATTCATTTCAGCTGCTGGTGTCACTGAACAGGGACGTTCGGTAGGTACTAAATTAACTGATTCAGGAAGATGGACCTCTATCTTTGCCCTGCAGACCCAGAGTATAGTAGGTACTGGGGGATATATAGTTGGTGGAATAGGAACAATCGCCAAGCATCTGACATACTCAATTTCAGGTAATGCCGGAGGATTGATTGGTGGGACTGCTACGATTGCTAAGACCCAAACATATTCAATCTCAGGAACTGAGGGTGGGTTGATCGGTGGTTCAGGAACTATAAGCAAGACTGCAACCTATGATATTTTAGGAAATGCTGGTGGAGTAGTCGGTGGTGCAGCGGTAATTACATCGGCAATTTATACCGGGTCCTACGAGTGTGTTGGCACAGGCGGGTTCCTTACAGGAGGACATGCAACATATCTACAGGGAGGAAGTCTTCAGCCAACTGCCGGGGGTATAGCCGGAGGCAATGCAATCATATATAGCAATCAGGTTCCAACGTCAATAGTCGGAACCGGGGGATTTATATTCGGCGGAACTGGGCTTACTGCATATCAGATTTATTTTGGATTGTTAAATGTATGTGCAACTTTAAGTGCTTACGAGACTAATGTAGAGCTCTCAACCAATAGCGTTGAAACAGACTTGACCTATAATGAGATACAATGTAAAGTATTGGTATAAGAGCCAGAATATGTACTCCATACTGATAAGAACCAAATAGGACCACTTGACTAAATGGGGTGTAGATAATGAAACAGCTTAACGAAAGAACCACAGCATTTCTAAAACTTACATTTAAAGATAAAGTAGGTAAGGCAGTAATCCCGATCAGTGGTAGATATCAGGTATCTGATATGGACTCTAAAACTGTTATTCTATCATGGGTTGATTTTGTGCCTACTGCCTCGACGCATGAGCTTACCATCAAAGAAGAACATAATAGGATTCTTGATCTTGATAAGACTACAGAAACTAGGGCAATAACAGTGGTCGTGCAATATGCTCTCGGGGGACAAACTCCAGTTGAATATCTCTATGAAATTGTAAATTTATACAGTCTGCCCCCATCATTGGATATAATCCCTACCAGTGGGTATGCATTAGGCGGGACTGCAACTATAGTGGGAACAAACATTTAATGGAGGATATCATGAACCACTGCGAAGACCATGGTTCTTTGAACCAAAAAGTAACGGATATGCATGAGGGTATGAACAGCAAGTTTAAAGTTGCCTATGTAATACTCACCGGAATTGGTTCAGTAATGATAGCGATTTTGGTAGTGCTTATAATGAATATCAGTTCATATAAAGAAATGTCGGTTCGCCTTGACCATGCAGAAAAACAGGTATTGGAGGTTAAGGATATTATTAAAACAGTTCTTATTCCAAGGCATGAAAGGATTACATATCATGGCCGACAGGAGAATTAAGTTAGTTGCTGTATGTATAATACTTATTATAACTTTATGTTCACAGTTCTGTTTTGCATATAGTGGAACAGCGATAATCAAAGAGGCAACCAAATATACGACAGTCAGGGAATTAACTAACCATAATGATGGAGTTATGATCGAACGTTTCCTTAAATATACAGGTACGCAGAAAGGTTTAGCATGGTGTCTCGCATTCGATGTTTATGTTTGGGGACAGGTATATCCGAAGAACCCATTTCCCAAAGTAGCGGGAACTATTTATTTTTGGGAGTATATCAAGGCACATCCTAAAAAGTATAAAATAATAACAACTGCGGATCTCAAAAATTATAGAGGGTTTATGGCTGTAGGGGGTATTGCTATTTACCATTATAATGGGGGTAAGACAGGGCATGCTGTTTTATTTGCAGGGCAACTGGACGAAACACATTTTATGGCAATTGCTGGAAATACTGTGGGCATCGATACAGATAATATCATGGAGCAACGTGGGGAAGTTATTGGTAAAGATTTACTAAAAGTTATTAACTCTCATAAACAGGGTGTATATTACAGGATTCAATCTTCTGAGTCCACAGCGCATGTCAAGTTTATGGGCGTGGCTATTCCGATTGAGAAAAGGAAGAAAAAATGAGCATTAAAGAAGATTTAAGTACTCTTACGATTCAGATTAATTCAGTACCTATGTGGCGAAAAATTATATATGGGATTATATTAATATTCGTATTAGGATATTTAGGATGGAGTGTGTTTCACAAACCCTCAGTTGGATCTGGATCTTTTCAGATACCCCCACAAATACAGGGGTTAACTAATATTCCTAAAGTACCGGGATCAACATTAATTAAACCCTTACAGGTTATCCCTAAACCAATTGTGCAGCACTATTATCCAGACGCCAATATTGCATCACATGAAGAGGTTATCGATACTGCAGATATTCCTCCATCTCATAATGGTCATACTGCGATTGTCACAATGGATACTACGACTAGCACAGCACACACCCAAATCAAAGAAAAACCAGCACCATGGTTTGCCTTAGAACGAGGTAATGCTATAGGCGGTGGAGTCGAACAGCATTTTAATGGGGATAGTAAGGCCAAGGTTTATTATAACCGAGATTTATTTCGAATAAAAGATATGTATATTAAAGGAGAAATCGCAGGCAAAGCGCGTATTGATGCTCCTAAAGATAAAGATAGATTCGAAGGTTATGTAGGCGCATATTCGGAATGGAGATTCTAATGGCATTCGAATTTAATTATACCGCACCTCCTACAGTTTCTCAGTTCATCAAATCCACAGCAAAACGTGCGTTCATCCTTGGTCCGGTTGGGTGTTTACCTGCAGAAGCTGAATTTTTGTCCCCTATCGGATGGAAACGAATGGATACTTTTTTACCGGGGGATCTAGTTGCCCAATGGGACGAAAGTGGGCGTATTACTTTTATTTCTCCTGAGTATGTAAAACTCCCACAGGAAGAACCATTTCATAGATTTACAACCGCACATTCTATAGATATGCCTGTTTCAAATGAACATCGTATCTGCTACTATAATTGGCGTAAGGAATTATCAATAACAACAGCGGATAAAATTGCTGTGCAGTTTAAAAAAAATCGTACCGAAGGCCCAAGATATGATATTCCAGTTACATTTAGGCTCCCAGAAAAACAAGAGGGTCTGTGGTTAACTGATGCAGAACTGCGTGTAATGGTTGCGGTCCATGCGGACGGGCATTTTGTGCAATATTATAGAGAAAGAAATATTCCAAAGTGTGTAATTGGTATTCGTAAGGAACGGAAAAAAACTAGATTACGTTCAATATTGGTCGATGCCCATATATCATGGACCGAACGGGTCTACGCAGGAAGACCCACGGAATCTATTTTTACCTTTATAGCTCCTACAATATCAAAGCATTATACTAGTTCTTGGTACAAAGTAACCCAAACACAGGCTGAGATTATTTATAATGAGTTCCCATATTGGGACGGATTGATTCATGCTGATGGGGAAATTCGTTTTTCAACTACTTCTGAAACCGATGCTTCATATATTCAGTTTATATGTAGCGCAGTTGGGCACAGGGCTACTATATCTAAGTTTAATGACCCACGAGGGGATGGTAAATGGGGGCCGCATTACACAGTATATGCCGTGAGACAATTAGATCAATGTGTGACTTTTAGAAATGCGACCTATGGGCAAATAGAATCAACTGATGGATTTAAATACTGTTTTGTTGTCCCGAGTAGTTTTTTTCTGGCTCGATATAATGGCAAAATTTTTGTTACTGGTAATTCTGGGAAATCAGTAGGTTGCTGTATAAAAATATTTAGGATTGCTTTGAATCAGGCTCCCGGTATTGATGGTATACGACGTACTCGGTTTGTTATTGTCCGTAATACTCAAGACCAATTGAATAAAACTACGTTGAAGACATGGCAGGAATGGTTTCCTGATGGCCCATTAGGAGTATACAAGATCGCAGCAAAAACCTACATGATGAATTTTATCCCTCCAGATGGGATACCTGTCTGCTCGGAAGTTATGTTTGTAGCTCTTGACGATGCGGCTGACGTTGCCAAAGTACTTTCCATGGAAGTCACTGCAGGATGGATAAACGAATGTCGTGAGATCCCCCGAGAGATCGTAGAGAACTTAGGTAAAAGGTGCGGTCGGTATCCAAGCGCAAGGCAAAAGCCAGAGGCAGTACCAGCAGCAGAGTGGCCTACATATGCGGGATTATTTGGAGACACCAACGCCCCAGAGGAAGATAGTTATTGGCAACATATATTCGATCATTTACCTATTGACGAGGATAATCCAAATTCAGTACTCGCATGTGACACGTTCAAACAACCAGCAGGGGATTCCCCAGATGCAGAGAACATAGAAAATCTGCCCTTTGGCTATTATGAACAGTCTGGGGAATCTGATGAATGGTATAGGACAATGGTACAGGTTAAGTACGCACGTTCAATTAAAGGTAAACCAGTATACGAGAAGACGTTCAAACCAGAAAGACATATCTCGAAGGTCCCATTAAAACTATGGGCAAATCTTCCAATCATTATTGGGCAAGACTGCGCCCGTTCACCTGCATCGGTTCTAATGCAGATGTTACCAAATGGGAGAATCAATATTTTAAGAGAGGCAACAGGTTTTGATATGGGGGCTAAGACTTTCGTATCCATGAAACTGCGTCCGGTTCTTCGTAATGATGCCATAGAGAATCCGCTTGTTTTCATAGGCGACCCCAGTTGGGTACGGCAGAATGATACTGATGATAACTCATGGAAGAAAGAACTTACTGCTATATTCAAACGAGAAGAAGGGCATCATGTGAAGTCGGCAGAAACCAATGATCCTATTCGTAGGATTACGGCATTGGATGAGGCATTAAGGACATATCCAGATGGTGATCCACTCGTCATGATTGATCCTTCATGTACCATGCTTATTCAGGCCATGAGAAATAAATATAGATATGGGCGGATCAAAGGATCGGACAACAAGTACCATGATCGCCCAGATAAAAACAACTGGTCCCATGTCGCTGAGGCAGCGCAGTATGGGATTCTTTTCCTGACCGGGAAGTATTATAGGGTTGACGATTATATTAGAATCACTCATAATGCATTTACTGGGAATACATCTTACCGACCTGCAGATTCGCGTACAGGATATTAAGGAGATAGCTATGGAATTCAATAAAGAAGCTCTGGAAAAACTTGGGGTTGCGATGAAATCCAAGTTTGATCTAGCTGCAGCTGATAGGGTTGTTCTCGAACAGCAATGGCTAAAAAATCTCCGGCAATATAGGAAGAAATATGACCCAGAAATTGAAGACCTCATCCCTAAAGAACGCAGTAAGGTCTATCCCGGTGATACCTATGTCAAGATTGTAACATTCGTAGCAAAGATGATGGAAATGATGTTCCCGGCTACTGAACATAATTTCAGTATTAATGCAACGCCTTACCCAAACATTGCCCAGAAGGATCTGCAGAATATTCTTGACGGATTGAGAGTGCAGAAACAACAGATGCTGATGCAACAAATGCAGGAACAAGCCCAGCAGAATCCTGAAGCAGCACAACAACAGATGCAACAGATGCAACAGATGCAGGACCCTAAAGCATTTGAGCCCACATCAGCTGAGATCGAAGATGCTGTCAAGAAGTTTGCAGACGAACGGGCTGAGAATATGATGACCGAATGCCTTGACCAATTGGCCGAGATCGACCACCCAGATTTGAGCAAACGTGCGTTAAGTAGTGGGGCTAAATATGGCATTGGGGTCACAAAGGGGCCTATGGTCAAATATGTGGAAACACGCGAATGGCTCCAAGGAGAGGACGGAACTTTTACTGCAGAGAAGAAACAGAAACCCCGGCCTTATTATGAGCATGTAAAGGTTTGGGACATCTTTCCTGACCTCGCAGCTAAACATTGGAACGACCAAGAGTTCATGTTCGAGCGTATTGTATTTGCTCGGAACCAATTGACGGCACTAGCTAAACGTGAGGATATGATCGCAAAGAACATTAAAGACTACTTACGTAGCAACCAAGAGGGCAATTATAAGTGCAGGGCATATGAAACACAACTCAATGTTCTGAACCTAACCGCCAACCTGAATAAACGGGACTCTCGTAAGTACGAAGTAATTAGATATTTCGGGTACTTGACCGGGCATGAACTGCAGCAATTGGGTATGAACATAACGGAGAAGGATCTATACATTGACATTCTTTCCGATGTCTGGGTTCTGGAGAATGTAGTTATCAAGGCTGAACTCGCAGCATTCGGGGATAAGCCAAGTGATATGTACCATGCTTTTATCCACATGGATGACGAGGATTCTGGGCTTACCGGCATCGGACTTCCTGAGATTCTGAGAGACACCCAGATGTCAAGATGCGCAGTGCGCAGAATGATTATGGACAACGGTGCCTCTGTCGCAGGTCCTATCTGGGAAGTCAATGAAGAGTTACTTGCTAGGGGGAAAGAAGTAGCGGCGATTCATTCCTTCCAGACGATATATCGTCAGGGTACAGGCCCAGACGCTCAGGTTCCAGCGGTACGGCAACTCAATACTGAATCGCATCTTACTGAATTATTATCAGTGGAGCAAGAATTGAAGAAGGATATAGATATAGAAAGTAATCTCCCTTCATGGACAGTTGGTAATGCCCAACCTTTAGGTGAAGCGTTCAGGACCTCACAGAATATGTCCCAGATGACAGGTGGGGCTAACATCATTACTAAAGACAATGTTAGAAGTTTCGATAACTATACGAAATCGCTGATAGAATCTCAGGTTAAATGGAATATGGAGTTCAATGATAAAGAAGAGATCAAGGGTGATTACGAAGTACAACCGCGAGGAACTATTTCGCTTGTAGCTAAAGAAGTCCGGGGGGCTGCACTTGACCAACTGGCTACAACCTTAACCCAAGAAGAACGACAGTACATCGATCTCCGTGGATTATTAATCGATAGATTTGCTGCTCGGGATCTGGACCCCAAACGAATCAAGGATCAGAAATCATGTGACGCCATTGATGCGGGTAATGCTCAGGCAGCACAGAATAAATCCCAGATTGAAGACGGGATCAATACTGCCAAGGCTCAGGATCTCACTGCAAAGGCAGGTAAAACTACCGCTGAGACAGAGAGCATTACTTCGCAGAACCAAGCGAAACTTGCTGAACTGCTTTCCAAGGTTGAGGCAAATCTGACAGGGGCAAAATCAATGAAGGAGAAATCAAATCTGGAGCATATGAAGGTCATGCTAGAAACTCTAAAGGAAGGAGAAAAGCCAAGTGGACCACCAACAAGAACTGGAAGTAAGACTAAAGCAGCTAAGAAATAGCGAGTGCGGAATAGTCCTTTTGGAGTGGCTGGAAATAGAATTTGATAAGAAAAAAAATAAGCTTGTGGACGATAATTCTGAACTTACTCGGGGTATGGCAATGGAAGTCAGGAACATGATTAAAATCTTTAAGTAAACACCCTTGCTTTATTAGTATAAACCATCGTAGTATATATGCAGAAAGGAGTTATTTTTATGGCAACTAAAAAAGCAGATGTAACCCCCGAAGAAAATGACAAAAATTTTGACGCTTTCTTCGCCGACGCGCTGGCAAGTAAAGAACTTGCAGCTGTCGAACCTGAGTACAACGCCCCAAATAAGGAAGAACCGGTTAAGGAAGAATCTGCTAAGGAAGAACCAGTTAAAGAAGAACCGGTTAAGGAAGAATCTGCTAAGGAAGAACCGGTTAAGGAAGAATCTGCTAAGGAAGAACCGGTTAAGGAAGAACCAGTTAAAGAAGAACCGGTTAAGGAAGATCCAAAGATCGCAGAGCTTATGGATAAGATCGCAGCTCTGGAGAAACAGGTTGCTACCCCCCCCAAGGAAGAACCGAAAGGTCCAACGGCAGCAGAGATCGCAGAAGTAGAAGAAGTAAAAAAGAAAACTGAAGCATTCTCCAAAAAGTTCGAAGAAGATTGGCCAGATCATGCAGCAATGTTCAACATGCAGCGCAAGACATTGATTGACGAAGTGACCGTTGTTCTTTCAAAAGTGCTTACCCCCGTAATGGAAAAACTTACTGCTACTGAGGGCGCAGTCGCTGAAACTGCACAAGAGAAGATGATGAACTCAATTCTTTCTGTGCATGAAGATGCCGTAGCTCTGATCCCCGATGTTGAGAAATGGATATCTACACTTCCTAAGTACCAGCAGAAAGCAGCAAACGAAGTATTGGATAGTGGCAATGTCAAGGATATCATAGAAATTTATGATACGTTTAAAACGCAAACAGGTCGGGTAAAAACTGAACCAATTCCCGATCCAAAAGCGCAGGAAATCGAAGCGGAGAAACAGCGCAAGCTGAAATCCCTCGAATCTCCAAAAGCCTCGCGCACTGGAGTAGCGACTGAAGTAGACCCAACAGACTTTAATGGTGCTTTTGAAGAAGCATTGAAAGTCGTTTAAAAAGAAAAAGGAGAATCGTCATGGCAGTTACTGTATATGGGGATATCACCCCAAGGACCGCTGCTTACGCAGTCGCCCAACTTCTGAAAAGAGCCCTTCCCTACCTCGTACTTGAAAAATGGGGACAGGCTTATCCTATTCCTACCAATAGCACGAAGGTAGCGAAGTTCCGTCGCTATGAGGCACTCCCTCTGGCAACTACACCTCTGTCTGAGGGCGTTACCCCTACAGGTAATAACCCCACAGTTACAGACTACACTGCAACTCTGGCTCAGTATGGTTCTTTCGTCATTATCACTGACGTAATTCAGGATACCCATGAAGACCCAGTCCTGCAGCAGTACATGCAGATCATCGCAGAACAGGCTGCACAGACTGTTGAAGCTGTTCGGTTTAACATCCTGAAAGCCGGTACAAATGTATTTTATGCAAACGGCACACTGCGTACAGATGTTAACACCGTTGTCACCCTGACTCTGCAGCGCAAGATTACCCGCGCATTCAAACGTCAGAACGCTGGTTACATTACTCAGCAGACAGCAAGTTCTCCTGCTTACGGCACTCTGCCGACCCGCGCCGGGTACATCGGCTACATCCACCCTGACCTCGAAAACGACGTTCGCGCCATCTCTGGGTTCAAAGATGCAGTCAACTACGCATCGCAGGTTCCTGCTGATGTTTATGAGATCGGTGCGGTTGAAGACGTTCGTTACATCCGTTCGACAGTCGCAACTTCGTTTGCTGACGGTGGCGGCGCAAAAGGAACAATGGTATCTACAGCAGGTACTTTGGCTGATGTATATCCTATCCTATTTTTTGCAAGAGATGCCTATGGGCTCGTCCCCCTTAAAGGCAAGGATTCCATTACTCCTATGGTAAAGAATCCAAATCAGCCCGTACAGGGCGACGAACTGGGTCAGAGAGGCTTTGTAAGTTGGAAGGTCATGACAACAGCCGTCATCCTGAATCAGCTCTGGATGGCACGTCTCGAATGTGCTGCAACTGAACTGTAAACAATAACCGGGTGGAGCTAACCCCTCCACCCCTTACTTTACGATAAAAGGAGAATGACCATGCTTTACTATGAATCAGCAAAAGGACTCGGAGATGTCTTCCGGGCAATTGAAAGAGCCCTGATCGGCACACGTTGCTTCCTCATGGGGACACTTGCCGTCGGCACAAACAAGCACCACATTGATCTGGACTCCGCAGTTGATTACTGCATCGACGGTGTGATTACCCATGTGGCCATTACCAATGACTGCTTTACTCACACCGACGTAACAGTGCAGCCGACATATACAACGAAAGCATATCTGTGCTGCCTTAACATCGCTGGTAGTGCGCTGGTCGTAGCTGGCAATGCATGTACTACATTGTCCGATCTGACTACGATTACTTCCGACACTGGGGTAGCAAAACTTCCTCCAGTTCCTGCTGGGTATTGCCCTATCGGTTATGTCAAAATCGTAACGGCCAATACTACGTTTACTCCGGGTACATCAGACCATGACAAAGCAGCCTGTACGTTTACTTTTGTCAATCTGTCCTGCATCCCTACATCCGTAGTAGTATAAGGGGGCGGCTCATGTCAACCAAAATTAGTGCAAGATCTAAAGCGCATAATCCAGACCTGCTTGATGTATTCGAGGCGATCATAAACGATATGACCACCTTGCGTACAGCACTCGCAGCTTCTGATATGGTCGCTTTTGTAGCCAACGTCACTGCAATGCAGGTCGATATTGCTGCGTTGAGAGGTACATTGCTGCGGGTTCAAGCTGATGAAAAAGACATTCATACAACATTGGCCGCTGTGCAGACTGACGTAGCAGCTATCTATACTGGGTATGCAGCTCTTATCGCAAAACTCAATCTGGATACTGGTGTAACAGATGAGAACTATGCTAATCCTGCAGCAAAAACATCTGCTGCTCCTGTGGCCTTGACCTCATCTGCTCCAAATGCTGTTACCTCTGCTGCCCCGGCAGCAATCTCTGTAACTGACCCGGATGCGCTCACGCTCATCATGTAATAAACTAAGGGGGTGGGAACTCGCAAACCCACCCTCTTTCATTTAAGGAGAACGAAAATGAGCATGTACTGTAAAGAAATGATTAAGATCGGCAAGGCAGCAAATGGTTACATCATTGAAGTATGTGTTCCTAAGAAAGAAGAGAAGGGCAAAAAGGGCGAACCCTCTTGCTGCTGTGGTAGTGAGTTCGAAGAACAGTTCGTGGCAAAGGATGAGATGGAAGTCGCTGCAAAGATCCAAGAGATCCTACCGAAACTTGACGGTGAATATTCTACTGAGAAAGAATTCGCTGCTGCATTTGGTAAGGCAGTATCCGAGGAAAAAGAAGATGACTAATGAATTCCCCCCAGCGTCCGTGATTAATATAATACGTGATCTCGGATCAAGAAGAGCAATAAAGATCAAAGAAGAATTGAATCTGCAGGATTTACCTGACGACGAATTATGTGTAATCTCAAAGGAATATGGAGATTACTTCATTATAAGTATTAATGGGGTTGTAAAGCACCTGCCAACTGGTGTAAAATTACATTTATCAGAGGCAGAGATGTACGTTCTCAGGAACGCAAATATGATAGAAGGAAAGGAGTAGGCAAATGGTAGACGAATTCGGCTTCGGGTCTGGAGTAACCCCCCCTGCAACAGAGCAACCAGCAGTAGTAGTAAAACCGAAAGGTCCGGGCAAGAACGTAGCGGAGAAACAGAAACGCTTCGACATCCGGGTGGATGCACAGGAAGGGGAACCAAGGGACATCAAAATTGGCGTAAACGGTAAGGTGTATCAGATATGGCGCGGTGTTGTCGTATCGGTCCCTGAAGAAGTAGTCGAGGTTCTGCGGAACGCAATCGCAGCTCGGCTTGTCGTTATGCCCTTGCCTGATGGAACATCACGGCAAGAATGGCAGGACCAATCAGCTGTACCTTATTCAGTTATAAGAGGCCCATACTAAAATGAAAAAGAAAGAACTACGTACCGAATTCAGGAAGGTAATCGACGACTACATTCAACCATATGGCTGGGATGATACTATCGTTGACGCTTACCTGTCTGAAGGTATGGACGCTCTCTGTGAAGATACAGGTTTCTTCATAGACTTTTCCAATTACACAATCTCCACTCTAGCGAACGTGGCATCATATCCGTTCAATATTGATGGACGTATTATTGAAGTTCTGGAGGTTTGGAATGCAGTTACTAATGTCAGACTTTCTCAATTCGATGAAAGTGACAGGCCAGATCTGGTTCCTATCTGGGACTCCCCGGCAACAGTTCCATTCTCATGGCAGTGCGACCAAGAATCAGGGCATATCACTATGTACCCGACTCCGGGCGTCGATGGGTCTGTATTCAAACTGAGGGTCTGGAGATATGAGCGTATTCCGTTTGAATCTCTGGATGAAGAAGACAGTCCTCTCATCCCGGCTACGATTCATCGGGGTATTATAGAGTATGCAGCATTCAAGGCTTATATGCATCATGATAGAGAACAGGCCAATATGCCCAAGGCGTCTGACCATAAAGCCCTATATGATACTCTGTATGTCCCAAGAGGGAAACGACTTTTCCAAAGGCAACGGGCTACACATATTCGGTGTGCTCCTAACAAGTTATACACATTCCGATAATGACTACTAAGTATGCATCATACCAAAAATGTTTGGGTATTAATAACCGTACGAACAGGGAAGATGTTAAATCTCCTGCAGCTCCTAAGCCCTTTAATCCAAAGGATGAGGATGTTTCATATGAACTAAGTGCTGCAGAGAATATTGATATCGATCATGCGCTTATGCCTTCTCGTCGAGCAGGATTCGAAGAAGTAGATACGACCCCAACTTATAGTCTATGGTCGAATCAAAATCGAACCCTTGCATATTGTGTGCGCAATTCTTTCCTATGCCTGATTAACATGGACTATACATTTACGGCTATTAAGCACGTCCTAAGCAACGATTTTGTTTTTCAGGAAACACCTGATGGTATCTATGTTACAAATGGGCAAGTAATATATATGTTAAACGAGGCTGTTGTATCAGATCTTCCAATAGTAACCCAAAACTTTAAAGCCCAAATACCAGCAGGATCATGTATGGAGTATTTCCGTGGGAGACTCTATGTTGCTGTTGGCTCAGTTCTTTGGTTTTCTGATGCATTCAGATTCTTTCAACGGGATATGCGTTATAACTTCAAGGCATTTTCCGATGATATCGAACTCGTTGCTGCTACGGTGGACGGACTCTACGTGGCTGCAGGAGGGATAACGTACTTCCTGACAGGAGATAACCCTCATAAATTTGACCTTCGCCCTATAGCGGGATTTGGAGCCATTCACGGAAGTCGAACTTATATCTCAGGTACTCGTATCAAAGAAGGTCTGTATGGCGGGATCGTTCCGGTCTGGGCAAGTTCAGAAGGGCCATGTTACGGTTTCCCAGCAGGAAAGTTATCCACGCCTATGAGTTCAAAGTACATCATGCCAGCTGGTCTGGTAGGTGCAAGTATTGTTCGTCCAAGAACTGATAAAACCGAGGGGTATACTCAAGTAATCACAACTATTCGATAAGGAGAAACACTATGTCACTTCATGAAAGCACAGCATTCAGAAACTTCAGGCAGCAGAATGGTAGTACCAAACGCGCATTGCAGGGCGGGATTCTTCAGATTTACAGCGGAACTCAGCCGACATCTGCAGACGATGCACCTGTAGGTACACTGCTAAACACAATGACTCTCAGCTCCGGGACGCCGCATACAGCTGAGACAATTTCAACCGGGTCGGTTACACTGACCGGTGGTGCGGCTGGGTCGGTTAATACAGTTACAGTCAACAGCATTGACATCCTCGACGGCGCAGTTCCCTATAATGGGTCCTTGAACCAGACGGCAACGGATGTTGCTGCTAAGATCAATACTACTCTTTCAGTTCCTGAATATTCTGCATCAGCAACTGGCGCGGTTATTACCATCTCAGCTATGCCGGGAACGGGTACAAGTCCCAATACTCTGGTTGTCGCATGTACTTCAACCACAATCACCACATCGAAAACCGATATGGCCAGTGGTGTCGCCAATGTGAATGGTCTGACTTTCGGCCTTTCCGCAGCTGGTGTCCTTGCCAAGTCAGGTACATGGTCAGGCGTGGCTGTCGCTGATGGTACTCCCGGATGGTACAGGTTCTGTCGTTCGGCTGCAGAGTCTGCAGGTTCTTCGACAACTGCAATCAGGGTTGACGGTACGGTAAGTACCTCGGGTGCTGATCTGAATATCAATCCTAACTCCAGCATCACGGGGGTAACGCTCACGATTGATACATTCACATTCACGGAGTCGGCTGCATAATCCGAGGCGAACATGACTATCGCATATTCATTTGGTATAATTCATAAATTGACGGGGGGCGGCGCAGGCAGCTCCCCTATTTCTGCTGGTGCAGGGCTGGGGACATTTCCTATTTTAACTGGGGACGCGACGGCGCATAACTATATAACCGGTTCGTTCTTTAAGACACTGGAATGCTATGGGTCGGGGTCACAGACTCAGCATGCATCTGGTAACGGAGAGTTTAAGGCGTTAGATGTTTACATGACTGCTGGCGGAAACGCCACAGGCAATGTTGTAACCCTTACTGCTACAGGTACGGGGTTCATTTCCTCTAAGGCTGATGCTGCTTCGACGCTTGCAAAATTGACAGGGTATGGTGAGGGTATTTGTGGGCAGGTAGGTAGAGGTGTAACTAATTTATATAAACTTACATCCGATGGGGAAGCTCATCTTATTTCTATTGCTCAGGGTGCAGGAACATTCCCAATATTGGAATGCCATGGTCTTAGTCTGACAGAATTCTTTAGTACCATAGTCATTAATTCTATGCATGCAGTACTTACTGAGTATACCAATTTCAATTTCAATTCCTATTGTGAGTTCCCAGTGAATAGTTTCTTAGGTGCCGGGGAGACAGGGGTGTTTAAAGTGTTCACTGGGGATACCGATAACGGAGATAGCATTGATGCCCGGATGGAATTTGGTATTACTGACTTCAGCGAAGAGGCCCGGAAACGTCTATGTGATGGATATATAAACTATCGTGGAGATGGCACTCTTGAAATTCTGGTTGAAGTTGATGAACAGGATACCCCCGACATCTACAATGTCATTCATGATGGAGATATGAAGTTACATAATTATCGGTTTAAAACCAGTAAATTCCGTGAAGGTAGGAACTGGAGATTCATTATCACCAATAAAGATGGATCTAATCTTGATATTAATGAAATCGCTTTGTTCTATGATATCCTCAGTAGGAGAATGTAATGGGCGTAGGCGATCAACTTAGTATCAGAGTATTTAATATCGATGGTAGCGCAGGGGATAGACACCTTGCACAACCATACATGCATCGGGCTCAGATTCTCATGGAGCAAACCCGAGAGCAGATACGTCTATCTGCTTTGGGGCTTACTACATTCGAATTGAAACGTATTCTTGATGATGGTACTATATTGAAGACACTTAAAGTAGGACTGCAGGAAATTATAGAAATTTATCTTGTTCCCCCAGTATCAGTGGAGAAAGAAAAAGAAGAACTAGAACTCCAGCCATGCCCACTTGCATATGCCGTATATCTTGGCTTCGACCATGGTGGATATAATGGAATGATACAAGAAGGTAGGGGTTATTTATTTGTTAATTGGGAGATTAATCCTGTTCGTTTCTTATTGGCCAGTAAAGTTAGAGAATCGTACCCTATATATACTATAGGATTTCCAGCTAATGATTTGGCTATAGTGCAAGGTTCCGATATAACAGAAAATGGTTTACGCACAATTGTGGATGAGTATAATATAACTTCTCCGTGGTACGACAAACACAATGTATTGACCTATACATCTACTTATGGGGTTTATAACGAGTATTACTTTACCCAATATAATATCAGTACTAACTATATTCCTTCGCCAACATTGGCAAACTCCAGAAAGACAGGACAATATATTGCCGCAGATGCAAATAGTTTCTTCAAAAACGATAAAGCAGAAATCTTCTATGGGAACATCGTAAACTATTCGGCCTTTACCGATACTTTGGATGTAGTAGCTAAGACAAATGTGGGCAGTATCTCCAGTACTCAGGGTAGTAGTGTATATGCCAATGGGCGCATAGTTATGTCGGCGATAGAGAACTATTCTAATCGCTGGGATGGACAAGTCTATGCATATAATGGGTATAAATATCTTGGGATTATTGACAATGAAGAATATGTATATGGGGTCGAAGGAACTTTTTGGCCATACAATTATGTTACTGGAACACAACTTTACATACACCATGTAATCGCCCATCAATATATTGAAACCAAAGCCACTCCTAAAGATGGATATGTTTATGTGGAACCCACCTACGGAAACTCTTTTAATTATTGGGGAGGTCTGGTGCAGCACTGGGCAGATACCACTATCCATACTGAGTTAATCAGTACGTTTGTGGGACAGCAAATGCAGAATGATAATTACGTGCGCACTGCAACTGACATCGTTGTGACTGGGGCTATTGACGAAACAGCCAGATATCTTACCGATCCATATACTACCGCCCGGAAGTATGTGTCAATTACGTCGTTCTATTATTTAGCGAAATCTAAGAAATGGAAAAGTAAAACATATGCAGTTTCAAATATAACGAGTCCAAGTTCAGATAGTGGGGATACCGGCGTCAATCCACCCCCCGGATTTTTGATTATTAAGTTCGGGAAAAAGACCTATTATGCAGTCCCCACTCTGTACTCTATGAAAGTAAAATAAGATTACCCTTGCCTTAAATATAAAACCGCACTATACTTGTATCATAAATCCATGGAGGTTTTATTATGCCTGTTCAAGCCGTAACAAATACAGCACCAGCCCTTGTAGCAGAACGTTTCAGTGAGGGCATGAACCTCGCGCGTATAGCTTTTGATAGGAATACCACACTCACCCAGATACTTACTGACTTCGCTATTTCCTTAATTGCGCACTCGAAACCATTAGACTCTATTCCAATTATTGCATCTCCTGATTTCGAAGCACTGGATGCTATGTTTAATCTGACGAAACCAGTTATTCCAACCATGGGTGATTTCCCTGCACTCCCAGTAATCAATGCTGCTCCTACTACCAATTTCAATTATACTGAATCAGCCTATGTCTCCACAGTCGAGGATGCACTGAAGGTAAAACTTGTTGATAAGATTAATAATGGCGGCACAGGACTTGGTGCAGTTGTTGAGGAAGGAATCTGGAATCGGGAAAAGGAACGTGCTCTGCTGGATCATATTGATGCGATTGATCGTATGGCTGGTGAGATCGGGGCAAATGGATTCCCTATGCCCGATGGTGTAATGTCTGCCATGCTATTGGATTTGGAAACCAAGTACAATGATGCCCGACTCACATCAAATCGAGATATCTCGACCAAACAGGCGGATCTCGCATATCAGGCTACACAGAAATTCATTGACGCTGGGATTTCCTTTGAAGGAACTGAACAGACATATGCAACAGCAATGCGCAACCGGTTACTGGAAGCAGCTAAGTCTGGTCCAGAGATCGCAGTCGCCATGTATAGAGCTGAGGTCGAGCGTATCAATGTCTACGTGGCACAATATAATGCCATCGCTACAAAGACCAACGCTCAGGCCGACATCTTCCGTTCACAGGTAGCTATGTATACCTCCGAAGCTGATGTCAAAACCAAGATTATTGGTGCTTCCGTCCAGAAATACAGCGCAGAAATAGATGCAGTTGCTAAGGCCAATGCCACAGAACTTGGTAAAGATGAAATTCTTGTCCGTCAACTTACAGCATTCTTAAATCTTGAACTAGAAGCGATGAAAGCTGTGACACAGGTTAATGCCCAGATCGCTGCTTCAGCACTGACAGGTATGAGTGCTAACGCAAGTCTCGGTGCAAGCGCAGCCAACTCTGCCAGCACTTCAGAGTCTGCACAGACTACCACTAACTTCAGTACTGTCACCCAAGATATTACTAACCGGACCGCATAAGGAGATAGGCCATGGCACAATTAGGTTCTTACGGAAAATCATTCTGGGGAGGGTATACTCCAGAGCAGATGGATATGGATGTAGCAAAAAGAAATTTTGCATCTAATACAATGCTTTTGCCACCAGTATCCAAAGATGCATTAGATACTGGACTTGCTGTGACTTTATCTAAATCTATGCTTCCTGCAACCCCTGCAACAGTTGATCCTGAAACTGCAAAGCAAACCGCAACATTCCGCCCAAAGGCTAAAGGACTAACTACTGCTGCAGTTACTCCTACAGAAACAACTCCTGCGATTAATAATAAATTTCCTAGTTTACAGGGTTCTATTCAACAGCAAGGGGATGTAACAGAAATACGAGGCATACCCGGACATTCTTATGTAGCTCCTTATAGTAGTGGAGCGCATGGGGGGGCCTTCAGTCCAGAAGCAGATACATATAGACGTGGGCTCGCCGATGCTCTGCAAAGTGCTCTGATGAATATGAACCCCACTATGAATTTTGGATTTAGTACTGCCAATGCGCCAATGAAATCTCCCGGTTGGGGGGGCAAAGTACTTCCCGGATTATTAGAAGCGTCAGGTAAAGATTTTGCTACACAGGCCGCACAGTTAGCATCAGCGGGTACTACCGATATTACTGGACAGCATTATAGGGATCTGGCAACTGAAGCTGCTGGAAAACAGGCTATTGCTGAACAAAAACTTCCTTCTGATATTGAACTGCATAAGGCGCAATCAGAACAGGCTAAAGCCTCGGCGATACATTTTTTAGCAGCAGCAAAAGCTGCGGGGCAAAAGGGTGGAACTGCAGCGGATAATATTGAGACAAAAGCACAGAACGCTGAGAAGTTACTTAGAACTAAAGCACAATTAACCGAGGAAGGTAAAATCAAAGAATACCTTATGGCAAATGGTATGCCCTTTGACCCAGTATCAGTTCAAAATTTCAAAAATGGTATGGAGCTTACCGTTCCTACTGAAGGGAAAAAACATTTGTTCCGCGCGAATGAGCCAGCTGGACTAGGGGGCTGGGTCCCAAAAAACAGTATACGCATTGGTACTGATGAGAAAGGACGCCCCATTTATGCGTCTAAACCAAAAAAATAAAGGAACTTACAATGTCAGATAAGTTTACTATAGACGAAAACGGAAATCGTGTTCCATATACAGGAAAAGTTGAGTCTGAGGGCGATGGTAGTTTTATAAAACGAGTGGTTGGACGCACAGCAGAATCATTGGGGACCAGCGCACAGGGTATTGCGCGGGGCCTTAATGCACTTTATCAAGGAACAGCACCACTGGAGAGACCTATCGGTACAGGGTTCAGAGAGTGGGGTAAGAAACTTGCTGAGGAAGAAGCTGTAACTCCTGCAACTCGTGCTGCTCATCCATATCTGGCTAAGGCTGGCGATATCGCTGAGAACCTTATCGCATCGACGGCACCACTGGCTGCAGGTCTTGTATCTGCTCCGGTTGGACTTCCTGCTTTCGCCTTGTCGATGGCTGGTGGCCAGTTCGAACGGTCTTATGAATCAGCTAAGGCTCAGGGCATGCCAGAGAGTGAAGCGATTAAAGCTGCTACTGCTCCTGCCGCAGTATCTGGACTTGGCGCATTGGCCATGGGTCCTGTCGCCAAGTATGCTGAGGGTCTTGCTCCTGCTGCTAAGACCGCCGCCGAGATCCTGAATCCTTCATTCAAAGGTATGGCACAACGAGCTGGGGCGAACATCCTCGCTAATACAGGTGTCATGCAAGCGGCATCTGCTGCCACAGTCGGAACTGAAGCACTGTCAGGCGCACGTCCTGAAGCTGATGCAATGAAGGAAGTCTGGGCAAATCCAGAAGCATGGCTTGAATCAGCTCTAACCGCTGGAGTGTTCAAAGGAGTATCTGGTGTCAACAAAGCCATGGAACTGCGTAAGCTCCGTAATATTCTTGGTAATCCTAATGCTCCTGAAGCAGCACGTTGGTCAGCTGCAGAGAACGTGCAACGTGCTTTACAAGAAGCGAAATCCCCAGAGGCTGAAAGCTTTGGTGCTATGGCTTTAGACGCGATCATCAACAAGAAAGCAATTCCTGTTGATCTTGCAAAATCTCGGGGGAAGATAATCAGCGCACTTGAAGAGAAGATTGCCAACCCTGATATTGATCTTGCTGCTAAGGTTGACACTAAACTATCAACTCCTGAAGCAACGCCCGCAGAACTCAACGAACAACTTACCTTCAGTGTCAGCAAGGGTATAGACCCCGCAGCCGATGCATCTAATACTACTGCCGCTATGCAGGAACTCCGGGCAGCTGGTGTGGAATTCAAGAGAGTCCAAGGTGTATATGATGGTATGGGCAAAGACTCTTTCGTGGTTATGAACACCCCGGAGAACAGAGCCAAGGTGCAGAAACTGGCGCAGAAGTTCAACCAAGAATCTATTATGCATACCGACAATGAGGGGAATGCAAAATATATATTCGCCAACGGAGAAGAAAAGTCTATCGGCCAGATTCATGAAATATCTGCTGCCGAAGCTGTTGGCAAGAACCATACTTTCGACCCGGAATCCGGGAAATATTATAGTACGAAGGAGGCACCCAATGCCACTGAAATCAGGACCGGGGAGCAAGGAACAGAACTTCAGAGAGCTGGCGCAGTCGATGAAAGAGAAGGGACATATAGGGAACAGCCCAAAACCGAAATCCAAAGAAGCGGCGAGGAAGCAAATAATAGCAATCGCCCTATCGAAAGAACGGGAAAAGAAGTAACTGCATCAGCAGAGCGTACCGGTCTTTCTCCTGATGATGTTGCGATGTTCGATGCCAAGACTAAAGCACAGGTTGAGAAAGACATCGCCATGACGCAGAATCTTAACCCAGAACGCGCCGTACTGTTACAGGCATACCACGATGAGCGTTTCCCGAAGGTCGCCCCACAGGTAAAGGTAGAGGCTGCAGCACAGGAACCCATTGTGGATGCCCCACCAGTAACCGCTACTGATAAAGTCCTACCTAAAGGGAAAGCAATTCCCGAGGGTGGGTTCGTACAGGTTGCAGAGAACATGGCTGTCATTCGCAAGGACGGTACTCTCAAATTGATGGATCGCTCACAGGCTGTACTCGCTACAGCTGAAATGGTTAAGGGTAAACTGACTGTCGATTACATGGATGAGATGACGCTTGAAGCTCGGGCGTTCGTTGATCGTGCATTTGCCAAAGCAGAAGGTATGCCCTCCAAGAAGTTCGCAGTTGAAGAGAACGCATCTGGTGAATCCGAGGCATCTCTGGAAGCAATTCGTCGTGCTGGTAATGAACCCCCACGGCTTCGCTTCGATGCACGTTCAGGTAAAGGTGGCATCCTGCGTGGAGTGGAAGCAGCTGATTTCCAGCCGGGAGCTTATGATCTGGTTATCCAGCGGATCGGTGCCAACGGAGAAATGGCTGTTGTCTCTCAGGGTGAAAAGGTGACAGGTGCCATGGTTGATCGTGTGCTGTCGAAGTATCGCGCTGCCATGGAGGACATGCTCGGTAAACAAGAGTCTACTCCTGAAGCTGGTATCGCTCTGTCGAACCCCAGTAAGAAAGTGATCGGTCTGGATATCGACGGTGTATTCAATACCAACGCTGAGGGTGGTAGGAACATCGACCCTTCCAGAGTCATAGAGTTTAACAAAATCCTGAACCGCAATGGTAATCCTGATGTTGTCTTGGGCTCCACATGGCGTGAAAGTGCGCTACTGAAGAACGACATTGCAGAAGCTCAGGCAGTCATTGACAGTCTGGGAATCAAAGCAAGGGTAGTCGGAGTCACCCCGGATCTCGGCGGCGATACCAATGCAGCATCTCGCGGCTCTGAGTATAAAGCATGGATGGATACCTATGGCAAGAAGTTCGGATCTGATCTCGTCGCTGTTCTGGACGACAGGGTTGATCTTACCGAACTGGGGAATAAGCATATCAAAACTGAAGGTGGTCTGAGTGCTGAGAATCTTAAAGCTCTGGAACAGGCCATCAGTGGAACTACTCCGACCCTTACGAAAGAGATCATCCAGAAAGCATATCCGAAATCGCAGATCACTGAAACTCCTGAAGGGTTCAAACTGAAAACTCCGGGTGGGGCTGATATGCTTTTCCGGGAACAGTCCGTAATCATCATGACCCCTCGGGAAAGAATTGCTGCAGAGAGTGCCTATGGCCGTGAGCTGAAACCCACAGAGATGCCAGTTGCCGCTGCAGAACTCGGGTTGAACACCATCATGTCCTTCACCCCCAACGGTGTCAAGAACATCGACCACGAGAAATGGCATTGGGCTGAGTACTCAGTTCTTACTAGGCATGAGATAGATATCGTCGCCAAGAAGTATGCAACCGAGGAAGCTCGGGCCGATGCATATCAGGCGTATATTGACAAAATCTCAGGTAATCCGAAGTACCGTCCGAAGAACGTCATTGAAGTATACTGGCAGAAGATTGTAGATTTCTTCCAGAACATCAAGAATACTTTCATGATGACTGATGAGAACATATTCAAGAAACTCGCATCGGGTGAGATGGAAGAACGCTATTCTATGTATGGAAAATACACGAAAGAAAGCATGGAGATGTTTGGTTCTCTCGGTAAACCTGCACCTAAATATGCAATTCAGGATATGGCCAAGAGCGTGATGGAGTCTAAGTTCGTTGATGATGATGTCAAGCCCAAGGTCATTAATACCATTAAGAATGTAAGAGAAACAATTGACCAAGCAGGTAGAGCCTTTGCCCCCGGCGCACGTTCCGAGGCTGCATTCCAGACACAGGCTGAATTCCGTCAGGTACTGGGGGAAATGTGGAATAAGCAACTTCAGTCTGCAACCAAGATCGACAAGATCATGAAAGGTATCAAGGGCGAAGTCTCTACGGTTACTTCAGTCATGGACCTCGTTCGTTCACAGGGTAAGACTCTGGCAGATACATACTTCGCCAAGATGCCGGTAGGTGAGCAACATGACTTCATGGCGCGTATGGATAGTGGGAAGCCTCAGATAGATGCACCTCGTCAGCAGATTGCCGACTTCATGAAAGAGATGTTCGATGCTAGAGTAGAAACAATCCAGCAACTTGGTACAGGACTACTCACGGATATCAGAACCGGCGAAGGGGAGAACCCTTATTTCCCAAGATACTGGGAACGCGCCGACGATGCAATGCGTGACATCAGCACTGCCATATCGAAACGTCCACTGGACACCCGGAAGTCCTTTGCAGAGAAAAGGGTATTCGGGGATATCTATGAGGGTATCGAAGCTGGTCATAAACTGGTATCCAATAACCCCATGGATCTATTCTTCATGAAGGTCGGGGAAATGGATCGGTACATCGCAGCGCATAAGATGCTGCAGTCCCTCGAATCTGACGGCCTCGCTCGTCTGGTTCCCGCAGGGGAAGGGATGGAGCCGGGAGAACTTAATATCCTCGGAACCTATGGAACTGTCAAACGGGCTGATGTAGACGCCAATGGTGTTCAACTTCTCGATTCCTTCAAGTCTTATAAATATGCTGTCCGGGAAGATGTTGCTCAAGTAATTAACAACTACCTCTCCCAGAACCTATATAACAATAAGTATATAGGTAAAGCATTCTCTGGCTACATGGCTCTAGCTAACAACCTGAACCAAATGCAGCTCGGCGTAGGCTCTATGTTCCATGCAGGATTCACGTCCCTCGAAGCGATCATAAGTCACGGCGCACTGGGCTTGAAAGCAATAGCCAATGGCGACTTTGCCAGCGGCGTCAAGTATCTTGCTGAAGCCCCGGCTGAGTTTATCCGTAACCCGATGATCGGTGGTAAGGTTCTCGCAGCCATGGCAGATCCGACATCTGCAGGAATTACTCATGGAATGGACATCCCCATGATCGCAGAGAATGCAGTTCTTGCTGGGGCAAGGAAAGGAATGGATACACGCTTCCAGACCCATACCACTGAGAAGATGTTCGAAGCATGGGCCAACGGGAATAAGATCGGTGCTGCTGTCCGGGCTCCGTTCGCCATGATTGAGCAGATGGCTCGCCCTCTGATGGAATGGCTTGTACCCCGGCAGAAGTTCGGTGTCTTTGCAGACATGAGTTCTTTCTGGATGAATGAACATCCTAATGCATCCTTCAAAGAACGCCGGGAAGCAATGCAGGAGATATGGAACCGTGTCGATTCTCGTCTGGGACAGGTCGTATATGATCGCCTCTTCGTGAACAATGTCGCTAAGAACATGGTACAGGGCGCACTAAGGGCTCCGGGGTGGACAGGTGGTACGATCCTCGAACTCGTCGGCGGTGCTAAGGACGTGGCTGATCTAATCAGGAATGTAGCTAAGGGCGAGAAACCTAATATGTCTGATCGTACTGCTTATACCCTGTCACTGCTGCTGACCACTGCAGTTGCCAACGGAGCATTGACTGCCCTGTTTACCGGTGAAGCCCCAGAGGGTAGAGACTTCATTGCATTCAGGACCGGTAACGTAGACGAGCGTGGGTTTGAGGAACGCTTCATGCTGCCGACCTACATGAAGGACGTACTCGCATACTCAGAAGCTCCGGGAACCACGCTACTGCATAAACTGCATCCTGCTCTTGGTATGGGTCGTGACATCATCCAGAACAAAGACTACTATGGTACAGAGATTCGTCATGAGGGCGACAACATTGTTGCTCAGGCATCTCAGCTTGTCGGTTTCACAGCTAAACAGTATATGCCTTTCTGGATTCGTGGTATGCAGAAAGAAGCAGAGCGCGGAGGTACAGCTCTAGCCATGGGCGCACCCTTCATTGGCATCATGCCAGCCCCCTCTGATCTGAATCGGACACCCGCGGAAAAAATGATTCGCAAATTCGTAACTGAACGTATGCCAAAAACAACTAAAACTGCAGTTGAATTTGAACGTAGCAAGATGCTGACCAAATTAACCTCAGAATTCCGCATGCAAAACGTCGATGCAGAAAATGACTTGCACGAAGCAGTGGCAGCTGGTATTATAAGTACAGTCGCAGCAAAGCGGATTAAATCGGAGGCAAAACTATCTCCATTAGCGTCAGGATTCAAACGCCTATCCCTTGATGAAGCACGCAAGGTCATGGAGAAAGCGACTCCTGCGGAAAGGATTCTATTGGAAAAAATACTGAAAACTAAAGAGGCTCATTTTAAAAAGCTTTACCCTAATGCTGAACAACCTGAATAGAAAGGTAGGTGGCAAATGAAAAAGCTACAATCAATCTGTAATAAATGGGCAAAACGATTACGTCTCCAGAATTGGGATATCGATTTTAATGTACTCTCCCAGAAAGAATATGAGGATGTAGAATCCCAACTCGGAATCACCCCCGGCGAAACTGAGGGATGTATACTTCCTTGTTCTTCGCGTTCTTGTGCGCAATTGAATATGGTGGCAGATAGTGAAGACCCCGAAACAGTTATAGTACATGAACTAATTCATCTCAATCAGAATGGAATGGCTGAAGTTATGCAATCCATAGTAGAAAAGATCAATGATCGTGAACTATCACAACATTTTGCCGAGCAATTCATAGCAGCACATGAGGTAAGTGTTCATGCCACAGCTAGAGCATTCAGAGAATTAGAAACTGAATATGAATCCAAACTGGCAAAACTTATAGCTAAGATACCTGTTATAGAAAAAGAAAAGAAACCCACAGAAGAACCACAGAAGAAACTTAATATCAGAAAACGGCATAAGAAACAACCGATTGGTTTTCATATAGAAGAATAATGAAATGGAGATGAATAAAAAGAAAGGGGGGCTTAAAACCCCCTTTCTTTATTTGCGCAGTGAATAAACTTTGTAGTATCTTGCCCTGCCGTCCCAATCTTTCGGGATATATCGTTCCCCCAAGATGATTGAACCGTTATTGATTCCGTCCCGTAGGAACTTCCGGATCCGTTCCCGACTTCCAATTATATCCATCAGTTCATTGGAGGTCAATCCTACTTCTGAATTCTTTATCTCAGCTGCTTCAATAGCCTTGATCCATTCATCATAGTTAATGTCTATCATTATTCCGCCTCCGGTCTGCCGATATGCCAAGTTTTATGGCGCACAAAGATAGGGTCTTCGTCCCCAGATCTAACAATAAGACCACCGAACTGAGGAAGAGAAATACGTCCTCCGGGGATTTTATATGCAAATGGTGTCTTAGCTTGCCATCCCGGACTGACTGCCGATATCATTTCCCCTCTAGCAGCAGGGAATGAAGTTTTAAATGCACGATGTCGATGACTTCGGATAATTACAGATGGTGGTTCTAGACCTTGCCTTGCTGCTTCACAAAGGCTTTCAGTCATTTCCTTATGTACTGCTGTAGATTCGTAAGCCGCTGATCCTGTAGAACCGATATGATGCATTAGATGCACAAGAGAATCACCTACATATAACCAAAGTTCATGACGTGCGTACTGACCTTCCTTATTAGGAATCGCCCCCAAGATTTCTGCAACCTCTTCCTCATTCACTCCTGACTGCCCCACATGCGCCTCAGTACCTCGAACCATATAAAAGTTGCGACAGTTTTCAACAATAGGTCGAAGTATCATTTCAGCAATACGTTTCTGGTCTTTAAGATTATGACTGATCTGTGTAGTGCTGTTATGGTGGTTCCCATCGATACAATCCCCGTTGATACATACATCATAAACTTCGCCTCGTGTAGCCATAGGAACCCAGATATCCCAGAATTCGCGCCACATTTTCCATATTTTCTTCTGGAAGTTCGAGGCCATATAGACCCCGCCATCATCCAATTTTACTCCACCGGGAGGGCAAAGAGCTAATCTGCATCCACAGTGTAGATCTGATATAACAATTAAGTTCGTTCGTTTAGTTTTCATTTAGCCTCCATGTTATAATTGGGTAATGCTTCTATGTACTGGGCAAGGATGTATAATTCCGCATCCACAGGCCCTTTCTATATCTGCAGTTATATTCATATCATCATAAAGTTCATTCTGGAATTTTTCATATGCCTCCTCATTTAATCGTTGTTTCACTACTTCATGCAGCATACCGTGGACATTGAAGAACAACGCGACCAGAGCTTCTTCCAGAAGAACACTGCATTTGATCCCCCTGACATTCATCCAGACATCCATAAAGTGGCGATACATAGATTTCATATATGCAGAAATTGGTATACCTTTCTGCCAATTATCAGATTCCCGCTTCTTACCATCGGCTTGGGTCTGGTGTTTTAGCATGTACTCCCCATATGCCCGAAGTACATAGGACGAAAGAAATCCATCATAGTCGATCTTGCTATCACTGTTATCTCGGGTTGCACCTGTTTCAAATATTCGCATTTTTAGTCCTCCGTACCTCGCATAGTAAGTTCATTTTTTCTCCTTATGGCCAGAGCCATTTATATGGATCATGGTCTACTTCATACTCAAGATTTTTATTAAATACCGGGCCTATATTACATAAACACCATTGTTTTCGCCCATCATAATGTACTCGTTGGCGGCAGCAAGAACACCGGATATCAAGAAGTTTACTCGGTATATCTAACATATATCTCCATTCTCCTTTCTCTTCATTTCTTCATAAGGTATTACATGAAGATTGAAGAATACTAAAAATGCCAGAAATTCTGCACGTTTAAGTTGATCTGGAATATAATTGGCGAGGATCGCGTCCACTGTAGCCCAACGGGGGGATGCTATCCATGCTGCCATCATGTCCTTATACTGGGCGTAGCAACGTTCGCCGGGAATCTGTGAGTATGTAAGGAACGATTTCTTTCTATCTTCTTGTTTAATGAATGGCATATTAGACCCCTAACATAACGAACAATTCAGTGATTGTGGCACAATGTTTAACCCGAGGGAGGTAATGGAATATATTTTCCTTGGGTCCAACAACAACTATTGGTTTATCTTTGCCAAGCGCATATCCGAATTCGACATGTCTACCACCCCGAACCCCAGCAATTAAAGGATCAAGAGAGAAAAGAATCACGCCATCTGCCCGATCAATGTCAGCCAAATCCAGTGCTGCAATATCTACTAATTCTTCTTCGGTAATCTGATCCATAGTAATTCCGGGGGACCAATGTTCTTTCAACCATGTAGATGTGACTTCTATTCCTCTGGCTTCGAGTAGTGCAGCCACACATTGCATATCACCTTTCTGCGAATAACGTGCTGCCAGATATACTTTCATGCTATTTTCCTTTCTTCATTCTCGTTGTCTTTCTCTGCATTGAATACCAATGCCATGGTAACATACCCAAGTTCCGGGATTGTTAGGTCAAATTCAAAACAGGGTTCAACAATTGTAGATACATAGTCAACCCCACTGCCGAGATTCTTACGTACATTATCCCGAAGCAATATAGGTCGTGGGTGTGTGTTACTTAGGGTTTCGGCGAATTGCTTCATAGAAATATATGCTGTCTTAAAATAGTCTTTCAATCTGGATTTGGAGACATAGAGTTTCTTGGTATCTATTTCTAGTCGCCCGAAAACTGCACCTTTTAATTCCCGATATACAAAGACATAAGATTTATTGGTACCATCTTTACGTTTATCACAGACTAGAATATTCCCAGCGTATTGGGATATGAATGTTGCTAGTGCATCTGCTGGTGAAGTAACCTGTTCATTTTTAGATCCACGCATTTCATAAATGGCCTCGCAGAACCAATCCATTATAGGGGTAATTTCAAATTTAATGAGTCCTAATTTCTTGGCGATCAGTCCACCGTAAATGGCGACAGCTCCCAATGCTGACCAGAACCTTTCTTCCGCAGTTCCCCCACTCCGAGATTCGATCAGTGATATCAGTTTATCCAATTGTGCTTGATGTTCGTCAGCATGCAGAACCAGATATTTGATATATTCTGCTCCAGCATAACCACAATTCATGGATATCGTGCGGTATAAATGCGTAGCCAGTTCGCGTGTCAAGTAATCTGACTCAATTGGGAACACTTCGAATACCCTATTAATTTCGGCGGACGCATCTGCTTTGGCCTGACCCAAACGTTCAATCAATGAATGATTTGATGAGGTTATGGTAACAGTATTCCATGTATTGAGGTTCGATTTTTCTACAGCTTTTTGAGTGAGCCGTGCCTTGTCCCGACCCTGAGTAATCTTGTAAACAAAATCACTCAGGGCGAGTGGATCAATATTACTTGTCTCATCGATATACATTGGTAATGATCCGAAGATGCCGAGCCGTGAGATGAGAGCGTTCGGTGTATCATCCTTCCGACAGGATAGTTTTTCAGGGCGTCCGTAAAGGGACAAAATAAAAGTTCCCATCAAAGTCTTCCCAATTCCAGACTTCCCTACTATGGACAGTACTGCCCCTGCATATCCGGTAAAACGCATTAGGGGCGCACCGAACCCACCGGCCAGAAGGGCAAAAGCATGTATTAACATCTCTGGTGCTGCTAGGTACTTTGTTGCTTCTATCCATAAATCTTTCTCCCCGAG